TCCCCTACTTCCGAGCAGACGGGACACCAACGTCGTGCTTCGCGACGTTCTCAACAGGTGGTATTCACGGTGCCGAAGCAAACATGGTCCTCTTCAAGGATCACAACGCTGAAGCCAACGCTCTACGAGATCTCATTGACGCAGTCATTGAGACTCTCCATGTTCGCGATCTGCCTGAACCAGAGCAAGCCATGGCCATCCGTAAGAGTATCCGCGTGACTCTACCTGATGAACGAGTCATTCCGTGGCAGCAAGTCTTGATGAGTAAGTCGTCGCCCAAGCCAGAGCGAGGCGCATTCTTCAAGCCTGTGCGTAACAAAGAGCTCTTCATCAAGCGTAGCGATGGGTCAACCAAGCTTGATCCTAAGTATGCGATGACATCGGTTGCAAAGGCCGTCCACGAGGACTTCTCGTCGTACTACCCTTTGCTGCTCACCAACCTCTCCGCGTTCTACAACGAGGCGTTGGGCGAGGACCGATACGGGAAGCTCTACCTGGACAAGGAGCGATTCGGCAAGCTGATGAAGGATCCCTCCATCACTGCTGACGAGCGAGAGATGTTCGCCTCCAAGCGAAGCGGTGTCAAGCTGCTGCTCAACAGCGCGTCAGGTGCAGGTGACACGGAGTTCGAGGGCTCCCCCATCCGCATGAACAACATGATCATCTCCATGAGACTGATCGGCCAGTTGTTCTCCTGGATGATCGGACAAGCTCAGACTCTTGAGGGCGCTCGCATCATCTCGACAAACACCGATGGTCTGTACTCGGCAGACATCGACCTGGAGACAAACAACAGGGTGCTCGATGAGCAGTCTGAGCGTATCCATGTCTTGATCGAGCCTGAAGAGCTGCTCCTTGTGTCCAAGGACTCGAACAATCGTATCGAGTTGGCTGTACCACCTGCGTATGCAGACGGTACCGCTAAGCCTCAGGATGCGAAGATTCTCAGTGCATCAGGATCGTCCCTGGCATGTTGGCGCAAGCCATCGCCCACGAACTCGTTGGCTCACCCTGCTGCTCTCGATCGAGCAATGGCTGTGTACCTACGAGCAATCGCGGTGGCGAACCCAGATCTCATCAACAAGCCAGTTGATCCAGATACTGCGCGAGACATCATGACGGCGATCGCGCATCAGGAAGACAGCGTGGAAGCATTGCTACTCTTCCAGAACGTCATCGCAGCCTCTCCTGGTATGCTCACGTTCCACTACGCGGCAGATCCCATCCCTGTGGGCCAGGAGGATTCTCCTGAGCTGACAGCTCGCAACCCGCGAGCGCTCCAGCACTACAACAGGGTGTTCGTCGTCAAGCCGGGCACCGAGGGCGCGGTCTCTTTGCGCGCAGCAGGTGCATGGAAAGTCAACGCCACAGTGGCCCAGTCGCGCAAGAAGCGCGGCGACGCTTCTGTGGTGCGCACTGACGCAACCGCTAACGCGATCATGATCGCTAACGGCTATGCGCCAGATGCAATGACTGCGCATCAGTACAGCATCCAGCAGGCTCCGGTTGATCAGGACATCTCCGTCCGTAAGATCACTGGTATTGAGCCCACGTGGCACATGATGGTGCTCAACGAGGATCTCATGTGTCTGAGCGAGGATCAGCGCCGCGCTCTCATCGAACAGCTGGATCTGGACACTTATGCCCAGATGTTCTGTGATTCGTACGAGTCGAACTGGATGAATACGATCCCAGAGCAAGAGCCGGAACAAGAATAAAACAACAGGAAGGAGTACACATGCCCAAGCAGGTACGTGTCCGAGGCCATACCCTCATCGCTGAGGGGAAGCCGTTCACCAAGTGGGGTGATCGAATCTTCCCTGAAGTAGGCCCTGATGACCAGACCAACGTCAAGGGTCGTGCCAAGTGTTCATGCGGGACCATGTCTGACCCCCTCACGTCAGACAGAGCCCGTATCCGTTGGCACGCTGCCCATAAGCAGGAGGTCATCGCTAATGGGTCGCCCTGAACACTACGTTGAGGGCTACCTTGTCGACGAGTGTCGACGCCGGGGGTGGTGGACTGCGAAGTTCACCTCCCCCGGTATGCGGGGCGTTCCTGATCAGATCGTTGTCACCCCGGCCACCACCTGTTTCGTTGAAACAAAGAGTGACAACGGCTCTCTCAGACGCCAACAAATCCGAGTCATCACCCATATGCGTCGTAGTGGTGCACTCGTGTACACCGCGTACACACGACAAGAAGTCGACAACATTATCTACGAGCTACAGCAGCTCAATAATCAAACAACGTAAGGAGATACAACCTATGACCGACAACATTACTATCGATCGAGAGTTGCTTGACGCGACCATGGACCACGATGTCATCGTGTTTACCAAGTCCAGGTGCGTCCAGTGCGATCAGACCAAGCGACTCTTGCGCAAGAACGGCATCAATTTTCATGAGATGAATCTTGAAAACGAAGAGATCCGTCTGACCGATCAACGCTACAAGACCGCGTATGAGTTCGTCACTCAGATGCTTGGTGCACAGGCTGCACCCGTCGTTCTCGTCAAGAACCATCGACTGACAAACGAGATCGACACGTCTATCTACATGGACGCATCGTTCTGGACTGGATTCCGACCAGACTTCATCAAGGCGATCGCTCCCGATAACCAGGACTGACAAGCAACAGAGAGAATACAGAGAGAGGCGGATGCCATGGTCTACTACGAACCGCGCGTCACGCAAGCCGACAAAGATCATATAACGCACAGGCTATCGCTTCAGTCCGTCCTGGTGAAAAATTTATCGATTTGCGCACAGCATTGATCAAAGCAGCTATGCGCATGAACGACAAAGATCGCGAACTACTTACCGACAATGGTTTCATTATCACAACAATCCCCGTAGCTTCTTATGACAATTATGACAGCCTTACACTCTACTGCGCACTCTTTGATACAGGCGACCTATGGGGCCTCATAGCAGACTGTGCTGACACTTACACTGCACTAACCGTCTTTGAACATCTAGGTGGAGACTTCAAGAAACTCATCAAGGTTGCTCGTAGATCTAATCCTGGAGCGTATTGATAACGATATTTCGTTTGATGACGAAAACCATCCCTTAACACAGCCTAGTTAAGTGAAGACATCAATAAACCCATCAAACAATCGTCAAACATATACGAAAGGAGCAACCATATGGGATTCCCAATCTTGATGGACCAGCAAGCTGCTGCTTCGCAGTTCATCCAGACGAGACCTTACGCAGGAGTCTTCTTGGATATGTCAGGTGGCAAGTCACTTGCGACCCTCCATGCACTCTCCAAGATCCAGCCCGCAGGGCATGTCTTGATCATTGCACCCATCAAGATTGCCCGACTCTCGTGGATCTCCGAGATCGAGAAATGGGGTGTCAACGTTCGTGCTCGATCGTTGATCGTCGACGAAAAGGATCGCAAGCTCTCCCGCGAACAACGACTCAGTCGTTACGCTGAGCTTCTTGATCCGTCGACACCCCCAACGCTCTGGTTCATCAACCAGGAGCTCATCTACGATCTCGTCACGTGGCTCCCACCCCTTGATCCACGCGATCGTAAGAAGATACCGACACCCAGGTGGCCATTCCCGACCGTCATCATTGACGAATCTCAGGGCTTCAAGTCGGCATCCTCTCAGCGATTCAAGGCTGTACGTGCTGCCCGTGGTCAGATCTCACGCATGATCCTTCTGTCAGGTACGCCCGCACCTAACAGCCTAGAAGACCTGTGGTCGCAGGTTTATCTACTCGACATGGGTCAGGCGCTGGGACCAACCATGACCCAGTACCGTATGACGTACTTCGAATCGAAAGTACGTCTCGCCAACGGTACACAGGTCAATTGGCAACCTCGCCTCGGTGCGAAAGAGGCAATTTATCAGCGCATCAACCATCTGGTGATGAGTGCGCCAACAGTCACTCGCAAGCCGATCCCGGACATGACGTTCCACAACATCATGGTCGACATGAGCAACAACTCGCGTCAGGCGTATCGAACCTTGGCCAACACCTTGGTTCTCGACATCGCCCAATCAGCAGGTATCGATCCGCAGGCTGACCGTACGCTGAGCTCTGTGTCTGCAACCAATAAGGCAGTACTGCGCACCAAGCTTGTGCAACTTGCTTCGGGAACCATCTACCTCGATGACACCGAGGATGTAGAGACAGAAGAAGAGCTCCAACAGTTCGGCGTACGCATCGATGTCTCGATGCTCCCTACTGCGTCACAGTCTCTGACTGCGCCCAACGGGAGACAGTACGCGATCGTGCACAACGCCAAGGTGACAGCGCTGCTGCATCTACTGAGGCAGCAGGATAGTCCTGTTCTCATCGCGTACTACTTCACGTGCGATCGTGACATCATCACGAACTACCTCATGTTCCACGGCTATGACGTGCGTGTCTTTGACGGCACCCGTGATATGTACGAAGCATGGAATCGCGGTGAGATCCAGGTCATGCTCATCCACCCGGCATCAGCCGGACACGGGCTCAACCTGCAAGACGGTGGACACACCCTCGTGTGGTACACGCTTCCGGCGTCGCTGGAGCACTACATGCAGACGAACAAACGCCTGCACCGCGTGGGTCAGCAGCACCCGGTGAACGTCTATCAGATCCTCACGCGAGGAACGATCGACGAGAAACTCCCAGGTGCCCTAGAGAAGAAAGAGCACTTGCAGCAATCGCTCATCGATGCTGTTGAGAAGACCGTCGAAGACATCATGACGTGATGGCATAGCCCCATCACATTCACGCAACGGCCTGGATAACCACTCAGGTAAGTCTGGGCCGTTGCGTCCCCATATCAACAAGAAAGAGGTGATCACCATGAGCCAACCTCAACCCAGACAACCTTTAGCTGTCAGAGTTCGACCAACATCGATCGATGACGTTATTGGCCAGGACGCTGCATTAGGCGAAGGATCCATCATTCGCCACATGCTCGACACATCTGCACCGCCTATCAGTGTCATCATGTACGCCCCTCCAGCGAGTGGAAAGACAACGATCGCTCGTATCATGGCTGCGACAGCCGGGATTCATTTTGTTGAATTATCAGCAACCTCGGCCAAGGTGTCCGATGTTCGCAAGGTTCTCACCGACGCGCAGCATCATCTGGACGCAGACGGTACACCAACGATCGTCTTCATCGACGAGATCCATCGGTTCTCCAAGTCGCAACAAGATGTGCTGCTCCCTGGTGTCGAACACGGCGTTATCAGACTTGTCGGTGCAACGACAGAGAACCCTAGCTTCTCTGTCAACAGCGCGCTCTTGTCCCGGTGCGTTGTCGTTACCCTGTCGACGCTCACCGATGACGACATCTACAAGATCCTCCAGCGGGCCATTCATCATCCAGATGGACTAGGCCACGATCCACAAGACGTACACATCCCCGATGACGTTTGTCGCACCATCGCGATGAATGCATCGGGCGATGCCAGGCAGGCCCTCACGCTCTTGGAGACCCTTGATGCCGTGCGTGGTGATCAGCCCGCCACAATCGACATGCTGACATCTCTTGCACCGCACGCTATTCAGCGTTACGACCGCGATGGGGACCAGCACTACAACATCGTCTCCGCTTTCATCAAGTCCATGAGAGGCTCCGATCCCGATGCGACGCTGTACTGGTTGGCCAGACTCATTGAAGGAGGTGAAGACCCCAGATTCATCGCCAGGCGAATCATCATTCACGCAGCCGAGGACGTGGGCCTTGCAGACCCATCGGTGCTACCCCTAGCTGTCGCTGCGCAGCAGTGCGTTGCACTGATCGGGATGCCAGAAGCTCGCATCCCGCTGGCTGAGGCAGCACTTGCAATCGCCACGGCTCCTAAGTCGAACGCCACATACCAGGCGATCGATCGAGCGATCGAGCTGGTGAGAGCCACGGGCTCATTGCCTGTGCCTAAGCATCTGGCCGACGCTCACTACCAAGACGCCGCAAAACTGTACGGTAACGGTGTGGGATACAAGTATCCCCACGATTACCCGCACCATGTCGTGGCTCAGACGTATCTACCCGATGATCTCATTGGTCAGCCAGACGCTGCGATCTTCCGTCTCGACGGTGATGGCATCGGCCACGAAACGGTCATTGCTCGTCGACTGCAAGCAATCGACAGTCTCACCCAGATTGATACTCATGAAGGTGCATAAAACTAACACCCAGCCGTATGGCTGGGTGTTAGTAAGTGGGCAGTGACAATCTCATCAAGACGATGGGATCACCAGGGCCGATTCCTTGTAGATGCGATTAACATCGACAAGGCTATTGGCCTGGGCGATCTTGTCGACACTCACGCCGGTCGCCGCCGAGATACTCGACAGCGTATCCCCCGGCTGCACGATATAAATGCTGGCACCCCTGCCATCATTGACATTGCTACCGTCGACAGGCTGAACCGCCGGGGGGACCGGATCTTTCTCATCCCCTGGCGTTTCAGACGGTTTCTGAGTGTCCACCGGTGTCACCGGTGGTACACCCGATTGTTGATTCTCGGAGACGCTACCGCGTCCCGAGGGTGATTGAGAAGAAACTTGATGGTCAGATTGAGCAAGTGTTGCTGGTCGGTTGTACCCAACGTGGGACCACGCAGCCAGCAAAGCAGCCAAGATCACCATGGCGACAACGCCCAATGCGACGAATACCGCATTGGGGTTCTTCACTGAAGAAACACCCTTCTTATCCTCTCCCATGACACCCTCCTTTCTGATGTTACGTGTACGTGAGATTCTCTCACAAACAATCATACACGCATACGCCAGGAAAGGATGGATTATACTGGTGTAGCAGGATAATCCAATCCGCATACATAACACGAAGGAGACCAAAACATGGCTACTCACCAAATTACCGCATCGCAGATCCGCCCTGGTTCTACGATCATCCTCCGAGGCAAGATCGAATACGCCCGTGTGCGCAGTCTCATGGGACCTGAAGACATCGACAAGCTCAACGAGACCCGTCGTGCTAATCGCAAGCCCGGTGCACCGTTCTACCCGCTGGACCGCAACAAGCCGCTCACGCGGCTCTCGCTATCCAACGTTGAAGTCGTCTTCAAGAGTCCCGATGGCAAGCCTGATCTGGAAGAGTACTACGTCTATGAGCGTTTGTTCCAAACTCTCGATAAGCCCGAACTAGGCAATCGTTGGAGCATTGACAACAAGGGGAACCGCTTGCCGGTTCTTCTCAAGGTTGTCGACGGCAAGGCTGTGCAGATTACGGACAATGAGATCCCTGCGTCGACCATGTCGATGCCAACGGAGCCAGCACGAGATCAGCTCGTCACCGTTGTTCTCAACGTCTACTCGTCCGGTATGAACGCCAACAACGGCATCGGCCTTCAGACCATCATCTTCGATGGCGAGCCCGAGTGGTTCTCCGGTGGCAATTCTGCTGTCAGCAACAACGCACTCGCGGCTCTCGGCATCACGCTGAGCGGCCCGATCGTCGCTCAGGAAGGCGTTGTCATGAACGAGCCTGCTCAGCAGGTTGCCGCGCCCGTCGCCGCTCCTGTGGCTCCAGCTGTTGCTCAGCCTGTCGCACCGGTTCAGGCACCTGTCGCCCCTGCGGTTCCGGTGGTTCAGCAGGCTGCGCCTCAGAACACGGTTGTCGACGCAACCTCGGGACTGGCAATGCCTGCCCCGGTGACCCAGGCTGTCGCGCCCGTTGCCGCGCCTGCTGTTCCGGCTGTTGCTCCGGCTACGCCTAACCCACAGGCCGCACAGCTTCTCAACGCTGTCGCGCAGCAGCAGGCTCCCGTTCAGGCCGACCCCGCGTCTGCCTTCGGCGTGACCCCTGAGGCCCAGCCTCAGCCGGTTGCTCCTGAGGCATCTGTCGATAGCCCCTGGGCTATCTGACCAGTGACACATGATTGAGACGGATGCTGCTCCCACACTGCACCACGCAGTAATAGCAGCATCCGTCTCATCGTTCCTCCCGTCTTTCCCATCTTTCACCCACATCACATGTCGACACGAAAGGGCTCACCATGACCGTGTCTTCAACTGACACCTTTGACCCACGGGTCGCATTCCCCCACTTCTACAACAACGAGATCATCCAACACGTTCTTGGCCCTCGTGCCATCTGGACCGTTTCCGATCCAACCTCCAAGATGCCGATCGACATGCGTCATTTGCTGAACGGCTGTTCTGGATGTACGCATCCAGGCCCTGTGCGCGGCGCATGGGCACGCGATGAACGCGTGCTCGTCACTCTCGATGAACTCACAGCAGGACTACCCACAGCATCTAACTGCGCGATGTTCGTCGACGCACCCTCTCAGGGATGCGTCGTTCTCGACATCGAAAAGACATGCCCCGCCGACGTACGAGACAGCCTTCTTGCGATCGGCGCTCTGTACGCTGAAACATCTTTGTCCGGCAAGGGCTACCACTTGCTTCTTCCCTTGCCTGCATCCTTCAATGAGCTGACTGTGGCGGCGAGCAAGGCAGTTCTCAAAGGTCCGCACGGGTGGTGGGAGATCTTGCAGTCTAACCACTTCGTCACATACACGCGCAACCCCACCCCGATGCCTGTCTCAACAACTGTCGATCAGGATCTCTGGGACCAAGTGTGGCGATCCGTCGCAGAAGATGCAAACAACGCGCCAGTCGTCACATACGACAGTATCAACACCGATAAGCGACCAGAACACGATTGGTATGAACCGGTTCTCCGTACTCTCATTGCTCGTTCGCGCTTCTTCGGTCGCACACTTGACAACTTCGAGCATGATCATTCTCGTTACGAATGGGCATACGCCCAATACGTTTACAACAACTTGCTTCAGTTGCGTGTAAGCCCACACGAGATCAGTCTGCCATCTGGTGACAGCGTCAGAATGAACAACATCATCGTCGACGAAACGGCTGCTTCATGGTTGATCTACGAAACGCTCGATCACTACCTAGAGCATCGACCGAAGCATGACGAGACACGTAGTGGTATGCCGCTGCTACTCAACCTTGCAACGCGCGTTGTTGTAGCGCGAGAAAACACTAACGACTGAACCAACAAAAAGAAAGAGGTGCCGTATGTTGCTCTCCGAACGAAAGAACAAGCGATACATCATTGTCATTGATCAATACGATGACAATCTTGGTAGGCGCATTCCGAAGAGTCACACCGTCGAAGCGCCGACATTGGTCGAAGCTCTTATCAGCTGTGACCATTTCCGTCATACGAGTATGACGACCCATCCATCAAACCTGCTGTCTGTGCGCGAAGCCAAGGTGTATCCCCAGAGCTTCATGGATGCCGATGAGCACAATATGATCAGCGTGCTCAAGGAACTCGCCCGCAACCATCCAGACATCATCCAGAAGATCGATGACTTCGCTGAGACATTCCAGTCTTACGTTGACTGTCTCAATCTCAAGGATTGCATCCGAGATACGATCACTCTCCTGAACACGATCCCTGGCATCGATGACATCGATTGCTCGCTGTCCGACGACTGCGACTACGTGATGATCGAGCATTGCTCCCAAGCTCTTGGTGATCTTTACCTATCCCACGGAACAGATACGCGACATCTGACCTACGACCGAAACGCTCGGGGTCTTGACGGCCTCGCCGCGCTCATCTGTGGCATCAGGGACATGTTGCGCCCGATCGTTTGAAACCCACGTACAGAAAGGAACTCATAACAATGGCCCATTTCCCATTCACGTCGGATCCGTCCATTCCGCGTTACACCGCTATCGTTACAGTTATCACCGAAGATATGGACGATGCTGCACGGGTACTAGCCGAGCGCTTGAGCTACGACGAGGATTACGGATTTCCATACGAACTTGGCTATGACGATCTCCAGCCTGAGGAATCCACCCGAGGCATCATCATTGACGCCTCGGTCATTAAAGACAAACTCGATTCATTCATGAAAATGCATTCCATCGATGGTAGTGATCCAGCCGATAAACGCATTATCGATGCGTACAACCGTATCAAATTGATGAATAGGGGCGATCTTAATGCTCTAATCTCATCGACTGATGACAAAGAGGTATGGGAACTCTTCAATGACCTATGCGACATGATTGTCGACTCTGTCATTGGCGCAGTCATCGATACAAACAACGCGGACAACGCAGACTGAAAACAGCAGGCTCTGGGACTACACCCAGAGCCTGCTGCGCATCACCACGTGTACCACGTTGCGATAACACCGCCCGCAACAAAGAGCACAACGTACACATGTTCCAACCACGGAACACCAGCGTGATACCTCAGGCGATCACCAACAACGCTTCGCCTGCGAGTCGACACAACGATTCGAGTGTCACCCTTCTCGATGACATCCCACGTAGACGGCATGAGCGGGTAGTACCACACCCACCCAGCCATACTCAGGGCATCGAGCAGAACATGGGTCACCATACCCGCAAGCAGCCACACAAGCACAGGTGCCACCGTTGCGGCAAGAGCTCCCACTCCGAGCAGTACCCATAGCGTGTGTGTCCAGCCTCTGTGGGCAATAGGTGATGTAGCTGGTTCACTTGCACTCTGGCGACGCCACATGGTTCCCCATGGCATGAAACGCCCCATCAACGAGTGCGGTAGATCCGCATCGGCAAGCAAAGTGCCGATGATAAACAATGGCATACCAATTGCGACGCTGATGTACCAATACTCATCATCACTCACAAACAGATGATGAATCCACGTGCTCCACGAAGCAATGGATCCACCAAGCGCATCCAGGCCGTCAGATACCCACGAACGGACAGAGTCGACAACACCGTAACTATCTTCTATCGCCTCTGTGTCCATCAACGGTATCACCTGGGAATGATCGGCACTTTCACCCATCAAGATGGCAGCACGCCCGATACCAAGCATCGCCAACCCGGCAACAATATGATGCGAACCCCGCATAACTCTCTCACCTCTCCTATATATGTTCCGACAGTATGTATCCATTCTACTGGAACACCAAGGTTTTCAGGAGAGTTATGGACGGTCGTACAAAGTACGACCCGAGACAAGAAATAGAGAGTTAGACCGCCTCACGGCGCGGTCTAACTCCATGACTTTATTCAACCAATTTTATTCAGGAGGAAATATGCTCTTCAACGAACTGCTTGTCACCACCACGGTCAAGCTACTGGACGCCAACCGCGTCCCAGCCCTCATAGGCGAACCGGGCATCGGCAAGTCCTCGTTCGTCGAGGACGTGGCCCGACGCACCAACACCCGGTGCTTTACCTTGCCCTGCAACCTGTTGGCCGATAAGGCTGATTTGACGGGTGCACGTCTTGTTCTGGACGAGAAGACGGGGGTGTGGTCTCAGAAGTTCTTCCCACACTCTGTAATCTCCCAGGCAATCGAATACGCCAAGGGGAATCCAAATGAGCAGCCGATCCTCTTTCTCGATGAGATTAACCGAACCACGTCTGACGTGACTTCGGGTACTCTCACGCTTGTCACGCTGCGTCGCATCGGTGATGAAGACTTGCCTAAGAACTTGCGCATTATCGTCGCAGGTAACGACAAGGGCAACGTCACTGCTCTGGATGACGCATCGGTTTCCCGATTCGCCATCATCAACGTTGCACCCGACGCGTCGACGCTTATCGAGGTTCTCGACAAGAACCTTCACCCGTGTGTGAAGACTGTGCTCGAAAAGCACCCTGAGACGGTGTTCGTCAAGAACACCAACGAGCAGGCTGTCGCAGATGGTCAAGACGACGATGATGACGACAACGCCACGGTGTCCGTCTTCGACCTTTTCGACGGAACCGAAGAGATCCGACCGTTCGCTACCCCGCGTACGATCGACGGCGTCTCTCAGTATCTCAACGTCCTGTCCTTCGAAGAGGTTGCCAGTCTCATGGCTACTCCGTCGACGACCCGAGACGGTCGACATGTCTCCTATCTCCAGGAGGTCATCGAAGGTATGACCGGCAACACCTCGTTCACCACCTTGCTGATGGGCGTCATCAGCGATGAGCTCAGCAAGGGCAGCACTGGTAACAACAACGCTCAGCGGGTTGTCAAGCCTCGCATCTACGGCGAACTCAAGAAGGCCGCGACGACCAGCGTTGACGCTGTCAACCAGGTTGTTGCAACCATGACCGACAACGATGCATCGGGCTGCTTCGTGTTCGCTATGTACGAGCGCAAGGACAACGCTGTGATCATCAAGGCTCTCAATGAGCGCCTTACCAATCTTGCGCAGAACCACATCAACGACTTCATTCTTTTGTTGTCGAGTGGCGCGCTGTACGCGAAGAACTGCAAAACGGTCAATCAGCTCGACCACGGCCTCGCGAAACAACTCAACATGTTTATTGAGGCTGTGAACCTCGACTGAGTTCACAGACATCGTGTCCGGCGTAGCACTTTATTCTCCTTCGGCTACGCCGGACACGACCACATATAACGCGTTTATTCCTCTCCCCCGTTTTCAAGAAAGGGGCACCGATGGCTTCTCCATCCATTACCCTCACCGGGCAAAAGCCCAATCATATCGACCAGTATATTCCTATCGCCCCTTTCACGGGTGATTGCGAACCCCTCGCCACGCTCGACACGATGATCACGCAGACCATCTTCGAGCCGCTCACCCCAGGCGGTACTGTCAATCTGACGATCGACGGACGCGATGTTGACTCTGATGGAGTCAACGATCTGCTCTTGCGTGCTGTTGGCGAAGTTCTCGATGCGGACGCACAAGCAACAATGCGTGCAATCTTCGAACAATCTCTTGTTCGATGGATTCCGTCCGCATCATCACCTGTCGACGAAGCATTCATCACCCAGGCAGCGGCACGTTGCAAGCTGCCTGATCCGAAAAAGGCTCTATACACCACGCAAAGCGACGTGATGCCAACCGCCAAGGATGTTCTTGCTGGCAACGCCGGTACGGACCTCCTGTTGGTATCTCTGGGCTGGACGTTCCACCCACACACTGTCGGCTTCTGGTTCCGTACAGACGCTGAGTTCGACAGTTTCAAGGCATGGCTACGTAGCGAGCTTGCCAACATTGCATCGAACATTACTCCGGCTGACAACCGGATGTTCCAGCAGTTCGACAAGATCGATCTCAACAGCCTCACTGAGTCTCTCATTCTGCGAGCGAACGACTCACAGGCTCTCGATGAGTACTCATTCGCACGTGTGCTCATGTGGGCTCTCAGCACGTGGACCCACATGCAGCAGGTTAACCAGCCTGGCGCGCCCGAGACGTGCGGCATGCTGCCGTTCAGTATTGCTGAGTTGGCACTGCCTCGTACGTTGGTCCTCGTCAACATTGAAGCTCATGCCAGGGCATCGATGCGTAAGATCAACGCTGAGTGGGATCTCATCATGAAGTCCCTGCACAACCCGGTCAAGCTCGTCACGCCGGGACAGCTCAGCAAGCTCACTGCGCTCGCTCGCGCTCAGCAAAAGGCATCCGTACAAGCTGCCAACAGCCTGTCAAATGCACAGCAGCAACACGGCCGTAGCGGTCGTGTCGTGTTCCGCAAACGACCCACCCGACCGGTTGACATCTACAAGTCGGTCATGCGTGTCCTCACGCGCATGTCCAAGGTCAACCAGTCGCTCAATTCCATCAGGAATGTGGGCACGAGCTTTGTTCGAGCAAATAGGCGTCAGCCGAACGATCCGAACAAGCCAGGCAAGATTGTGTCTCGCAAGTATATGCCGGACATCCACATCTACCTGGATACCTCCGGGTCTATCTCCACCGAGAACTACGAGGATACGATCAAGATGCTCATCCAGTTTGCCAAGCGAATGGGCGTGGATCTGTACTTCACGAGCTTCTCGCACGTCATGTCAACGCCCGTACGTCTTCGCATCAAGAATCGTTCGATTACCCAGGTGTGGAAGCAGTTTGCTGCCGTGCCTAAGGTGAGCGGTGGTACGGACTATGAGCAGATCTACAAGCTCATCAATGAGAACCCTCCGTTCAAGCGTCGACTTAACCTGGTGATTACCGACTTCGAGTGGTGGCCTGGCTCGTACCACATCGACGTGCCTGAGAATCTGTACTATGTGCCGATCTCTGTCCCGGACAACTGGTACGAATCCTTGCGTCAAAGCGCAATGAGTTTCACCCACCACATGAAGACGATCGATCCCACCACGGGCTCTCGTATCCTCGGCATGACCAAGTGACACGCTCCCCCCTACTACACCCCTCTCTTCCTCCATTCACTGGTGAAAGGGAGGGGTGTAGAGCAGCAAAAACCGCACACCGCATTCATTCAACTATTCAATATCTGTTTATTCAAAAAGGAGGCACGCCTATGGGCCTGTCCAACTTCACACCCAATGACGACGACGCTCACAACCCGAACGGATCGGGCAATGGCTCTGGTGCACCCAACATCGTCAGCGTCGGCCCGTCTGCGCCATCGCACAATCACACCATTACCGGTGGTTCTGACATTGATGACATGCTCATCAACTACAACGAAGAACACAAGAAGTCCTCTCCGGCGCTCTTCCGTGACGAGATCGTCACTCAGACGATGAGCATCATTTCGTCGTCGCGTAAGCCGAATGCGCTTCTTGTTGGTCCAGCAGGTGTTGGCAAAACCGCCATCGTCGAAGAGATCGCCAGGCGCATCGCCAACCAGGAGGCATCCGTGCCTCCGCAGCTCAAAAACACCACCATCTATGAGCTGCCGATCGCTACGCTTGTCGCTGGCGCTGGCATCGTTGGTGAGCTAGAGAACCGCATCACCGACATTATCAAGTTCGCCCAGGATCCAGATAATGACGCACTGCTCTTCATTGATGAGATCCACATCATCGCTGATGATAGCAATCCCACCTACAGCAAGATTGCACAGATCCTCAAACCTGCACTGGCCCGAGGATACCTGCGCGTCATCGCAGCAACGACGATGGGTGAGGCGAAGCGTCTCGATGATGATCCGGCATTCAAGCGTCGCTTCTCGTCTGTCATCGTCGATGAGCTTAACCGAGAACAAACCCGTTCGATTCTCGATGTCGTTCTGCCCGGCATGCTCACGCACTACCAGAACAAGGTCAGTGTTGCATCTGATGTCCTCGATGACATCGTTGCTACCGCTGATCGTCTCATGAGTACCGGGCATCGCCCCGATACTGCCATCACATTGCTCGATCGAGCACTGAGCCACAGCGTGATCAGCCATCACGCTGCGATCCAGGAAGCACTCGCTTCTGGCAACACTGCGTACGCACAGATGCTTCAGCAGATCAACCAGATCCCGCTGACCTCCAAGCGTCTCAACACGATCGCCATGCTGCTCGTAACCGGTCAGTCCCAGCCACCACAGCTTGATGTCAAGACTCTGGAGCGTGAACTCTCCAGGTTGAAGGGCCAGAAAGACGTGCTTCCGCGTCTCGTTGACGCACTGCGTCGCCGCGAGCTGAACATCTTCCCCCAAACGCGACCAACATCGTGGCTTTTCGCTGGCGCATCCGGCGTCGGCAAGTCCGAGACTGCCAAGATCATCTCCCAGATGGTCACCGGTCAGGAACCCATTTTGCTCAACATGGCAGAGTTCCACGATGCGCACACGATCAACCGGATCATCGGCTCCCCGTCTGGCTACGTTGGATCTGAGAGTGCACAAGAGCGTCCATTCGATACCTTGGCATCAAATCCCTATCGAGTCATCGTTCTGGATGAATTCGAGAAGGCCCACATGTCGGTTCAGCGACTGTTCCTCTCTGCGCTCGATACTGGCGAGATTCAGATGGCCAACGGACCCGCCGTAGACATGTCTCGTTGCATTGTCATCGCAACGACCAATGCTGGCAGGCAGAAGCTCTCTGGATCCCAGATGGGGTTCGGTAACCACACGCAAAGTATTTCGAAGCAGTCGCTCACCAATGAGCTCCAGAATAGCTTTGATGCAGAGCTGCTTGGCAGGTTCGATGATCTCATCGCATTCATGCCGCTAGGAACCAGCGAATACGCTGACATCCTGCGTGATGAATACGATCGCCAGGTTGCACGAATCTGCGCTGAGAACCCAGGTATGAGCTTCGACCCCATCGACGATGACACCATCGATCGATTGGTCAAGGAAACGTACCTGAAGGATCAGGGTGCACGCCCTGCTGTTCGTGCTATTCGCGGTTTCATCGAGGACTCTCTACTCTCCGCTGCGAGCAACTAACCAGCAACGGTTCGCCTACGTAACAACCGGGCATATATCCCACTTCGTTGCGTAGGCGAACCACGCCCACATCTCTCATCACTGACACATAAGGAGCCATATCCATGCGTTACACATGCACGCATACCATTGAAAACATCATCACCGACACCAACGGAACTCACATCAAGGTCATCGCTACATACGGCATTAACGATGACCGCATCAGCGTTACTGGCGAGGTGTACTACGAGCGCCAAGACAACGATGGATTCTTTTTCGACAACGAACCCGATGACTGCGGCATGGTCCATGACCGCATCCTTCAGGCGTTCCCATGGCTTCGCCCGCTTATCGATCTCCATCTTGCTGATGCCCGAACCGGTGCGCCCATGTATGCACTTGACAATGGCTGGTATTGGCTGCGAGAAGACGACCCCAACGATCGTCACAACACCATCATCACCGATAAGAGTCGACGCCGTGCTGCGCAGTATCTGCGCACGACACCCTGCATGCTCAAAGACATCAAGACGAAGGAAGACCTCGCACGTCTCATCGAGACAACCCTTGCACCGGCATGGGAAAAGCAGATCGATAGCACTCTTGCGCTATACGGTCTGTCGCCGTATGCACCCTAGAAGAACACGAAAGGAGGGACTCCAGTGGTAGTAAGAGCGGCGCACATAAAGTCGATGAGTGAATCAACACGTCTGGAAAAGAATCGACGTATCGCTCAGTCTCAGAAAAAGACTCGTGAGCGACGGAAAAATAAAGACATTCTCGTTCGCACAGTGAAGATTCAACGCAATAAACTTTCTCGCGCTCAGCTGGAAGCCCTCGAAAGACTGTTCCTCGAAGGGAAATGGTTCTATAACACTGCACTAGCTCACGGTCAGTTTGATGAAGAGTTCCGCAGAAGTCTCGACAATACGGTTGAGGTGAAACTTCCAACCGGCGAGATCGAACGCCGACAACTCACTGTCCTCGGCGGACAAATGCAACAGGGTATCCTCACGCGCATGAGAGATAACCTCAAAGGACTGAAGGTTCTCAAGCATCACGGTCGAAAAATCGGAGGTCTAAAGTTCATCTCAGAAATGACCTCAATTCCTCTCAAGCAGTTCAGAAGAACCCATAAGATTCGCGGCAGTAAGGTCAAGATCTCCAATGTTCCGGGATGGATGAGAGCGAACGGCCTCAATCAGTTCAATATGGAACATGACGACTTTGCCAATGCTATCCTCATAAAGCGTGATCATAACTTCTTCGTTGCTTTTACCGTGTACCGAGAGAAAACGGAACACAGTTCTTTGGCTACAAAGAAGTTTGTCCCGGATACGACCATCGGCTTAGATATGGGCGTCTCAACCCATATCACGTTCTCTGACGGCTCCACCGTTAATGCAAGAGTCGAAGAATCAGACCGCCTCAAGCGACTGTCACGAAAACTCAGTCGCCAGCAGAAGGGGTCAAAGGCTTTTGCAGAGACAAAGCGACACATCAGAGAAGAACACGAGAAGGTGGTCAATAGGAGAAATGACGCCGCGAACAAGGTCGCGAGTTGGATTCTCAGACATGAACACGTATTCATGCAAGACGAAAACATCTCGTCGTGGAGACAGAGATCGAGCGTTGCACGAGGCTCCAGGGCAATCCAGTACGGGATTCTCGGGAGAGTGAAGGCAAAGCTCATCGGTCATCCGCGAGTCACAGTTCTCAAGAGGAACGTGGCAACGACCGCGACGTGCGTTTGTGGCGTGAAAACGCCGCATAACCTCTCTCAGCGCAAGTTCGAGTGTCCGTCATGCGGATACTCTGCTCCGCGAGATATTCATGCAGCGCAGAACATGTTTCTCCTAGCGACTCCCAACAATATCAAAATCAATGGCTATGGAACGTAGCCAAACTCCTGTGGAGATGAATATCAGACGAAGAGCAGGACAGGTATTGCCTTCCGACTCTTCGCAGTTCGTCGATGAATCAGGAAGCGGTGGCATCTTTAGTGTCGCCGTAGTTCACAAGCTCGTGTGATCCCCAATCCCACTCCGCATTCTCATCGGTCGGCCTGTTGGCAACATACACTAACGGGCCGATCGATAATACACACATTTATTCAATTCATCTTTATTCAAATAGAAAGGAGGGCTCATATGCCCATCCTCCTCGATAACATCGACGAAGCAGCCAAGTTCAGCACTGCTGTCGAAGCTACCAAGGCGCGCACCATTAAGGCCGTGACGCCCAAGTACTTCTCGTCGCATCTTACTGGCCGTGGTAAGAAGCAGGGCTTGCTCAATAGCTCTGTCATTCCGGGCCGCTATCCCATGGGACTGGATCGTCTCAGCATGGGAACCACAGACCTTCGCCACAAGATGTCGCAGACATCCAACGCGGTCACCAGCCGTATCATCCCGACTAGCACCATCGTGAAGCGTGCCTACGAGCAGGGCTACGGTCGCATGACTGTACCCGTTCCCGATGACATGGACCAGTTCGCTGTGCGTCTCACCGATGACACCGACACGTTTGACGTGTGGGCATCGTGCTCTGTGCAGGGCCTTGCTATGCGCGAGGACAACAGCGGCAAGGCCAAGGTCAAGGACTTGCAGATCTCGTATCGCACGATGATCTACGTTGTCCCGCCCAAGCAGACCGAAGACATCAATGATCTCAGCGATCAGAGGCTCACCCTTCTCGCCAACGACCTTGCCACCATCGATCATGATGATCCCGACTTCATCGAGGTCGACGATGATGACATCGCTCTGTTCGACGACGAGGCAGACGACACTCTCATCGTCACTGAGGATGAGAGCTACCGCGAGCGCGCGACTCTACTCAGCACGACGATCAGCAACTTCCCTAACAAGGCAGTCAAGATGAGCAACGCCAACCTGGCGTGGACCATTGCCGACTGGAGCTACGCTCCTGCTGAAGACGCTGAGAATCTGCCGTGGGATGAGATCTTCCGTGCTACGGGTATCAGTCACTCGCGTAAGCGCGACTTCCTTGACACGTTGGCGACGTTCTACGCTGAGTACAGCGTCTACGACAACATCACGGACAGTGCGCAGCGCTGGAGCAGCGATGATATTGCCGATGACATCCACGATGTCATTGACGCTCTTGTGTCGAAGAAGCATTCTTACGACGATGAGCAGTTGGCGCAGATGGTCTACGAACTGCGCTACATGGAGCAGTACAACGTTCCGTTGTCGGCGTATCGCAAGATCTACGAGTCCATCAACATGCTCTGTGACCCCCAGACCGCTTCGCTTCTGGTCAAGCAGAACATGAACCTGCTCATGAACGACACCCTCAACGCCCTTAGTGGCAAGCGTGATCAGCTGGAGCGTGCACCAGAGACCATCAAGACCATCCCTGTGCAGCGACAGCTCTCGCCTCAGCAGCTTGCTGCTGTGCAATCGACTGAGCCGCTCATCCTGACTCAGGCAGGCGCAGGGGCTGGTAAGAGCACGGTCATTCTGGCTCGTATCCAACAGCTTGGTCTGTGCGGTGTCAATCCGTCTGACATCACTGTCTTGTCGTTCACCAACGCAGCGGCGGACAACATCATCAAGAAGAATCCCAACGTTCGTTCCATGACGATCGCGCGGATGATTCACGATCTGTACATGAGCTACTCCCCCACCCACGAGCTGAGCTCTGTGGAGACGATCGCTAACTCCCTGGGCATCTACATGCCTCAGGATCCGTTCGCGTTCCAGTTTGCTAACAAGCTACGCAATCTGGAGGGTCGTAACTCTGAGGGTGCACACACCGCGCTAAACAACTTCATCGAGTCACACCTAGAGCAGACCGTTGACGCGCTCAACCTCATCAAGCAGACATCGCTAGAGCTTGAGATCATTCTGGCTTACCAGATGATCGACAAGATGCCGCTGCCTGCTGGGTTGAACATCCGCCACCTCATCATTGACGAGGTACAGGATAACTCAGTCTTCGAGTTTATCTACTTGCTTCGTCTGGTGAACAAGCTGGGCTGTTCGCTCTTTATTGTGGGTAAGCATTGCTCACATTAAACCCTACTAATTGCGGGAAACTCATGTTTGACGCGACAACGACCGCGACTATTGGGAAACCAATAGTGCAGCAGATGAGATAACGCTCATCAGATGGTAATACCGTTGTCGTTAATGACAATCCGCAGCCAGCCACCCAAACGTCAAGTCGTGGGAGGAAGGTTCATCGACTATCGAAAGCGCTGACATATTGTCAGTAATAAGCCATGGGTAATCCCATGGCGAAGCGAGTAGAGTAGCGACCGCACACGCATCATGTGGTCTGCGAAATGATGGGCATGTTTGGTATACTCTACCTAACATGAAGATATAGTCAACCAATTCACGAAACGAGGAAATTGATGCTGTCCTCACATGACATCAACAGACGACATTCACTAAACACGCACTTTTTCGACACTATCCACACTGAGAAACAAGCCTATTGGCTCGGTTTCCTATGGGCCGATGGATCATGGTCGAAAACCGCTCCACGATGCAGTGGCCCTAACCGGCTCACTCTCGCCCAGAAACTCTCGGAGATCAACCATCTTCAATTGTTTCTCGACACCCTTGAAGCGGATTACCCCATCCGACGCTTTACCGGCGGGTATGGAACAGCTGTTGTTGCACACATCAACAGCCGACCTTTGTGCATAAGCCTTGAACGACTAGGCTTTGCTCGTAAAGATCAACGTATTCACATCCCGCCAATACCGCCATCATTGCTACACCACTTTGTTCGTGGGTACTTCGATGGGGATGGATGCCTATCTGTCTACACACAGACAGTCGGTAATGCCATCATCAATAAGCAGGAATGGTCCCTCACCGGACACCCGGAATTCATTGCAAACATTCGCCAGCTTATTGAACAAAATGTTGATGTCTCACACAGAGTAAAGATCAAGACTTATAAACGTACCGATAAAGCAGTCACTTTGCGATACGGCAGAAAGTCCGACATCGTTGCTCTCCATGATTACTTGTACCAAGATGCCACTGTGTATCTCGACTCAAAGTATCAACAATTCGTAGAGTTCTTCAATCGTGAGAAGAACTAGGGATGCTTCGCAAACCCTCTACGAATTCAGGTCTGCCAACCCGAAGGCTCTGAATGCTCTCGAAGCATCCGGTGTCTTCACGCCGTACAAGCTGGAGACGAACTATCGCTCTAACCAGGAAGTCCTGGACATGGCCAATGTCCACCTCCTGTCCGAGATCGAGGCAAACCAGCTTGCGCAGATCCGTCTGCGAGCCAACTCGCTGACCCCTGTGACGGCGGAATCTTTCCAGGAGAAGGTGCGTGTGGTGCATGAGCACTACACCGCCGATAGGAAGTTCCTCACTGACCTACCGATGCTTCTCTCGAAGCACGTCAACTCCTACATCCAGGAATGCCTGGGTCGTGGAGAGCAGATCGCATTCTTGGCATTCACCCGCCGAGAGGCTTTCGCCATCCAAAAGCGCCTGGAAGAGCTCTTCCCCGGTCGCTCGGTCATTTCGATGATCTCCGATCGTCGTCGTGCGTCGACGTTCTTCTCGTCGTTCATCGAGCACCACTGGAGCGACATCGAGGCAGTTGATCCCGCGAATGCGTCGTTCGTGTTCACCAAGGAACTCGTGAGCCTAGGTCCGGGTGCCAACCCGAACGCTCAGGCAGCACTCGCCAAGATGGCTAGTGAATGGTGGACTGCATCCGCCCTCACTATCCAGGGTTGGGTGTACGAATACCAGGCAGGCATCATCACCAAGGAGGTCTTCTTCGATCGTCTGAAGAAGTGCATCCTGGACCACGAGATTCGCCATAACTCGATTCGCGATGCGCTTATGCATCGCAATAACGAGGAAAGGAAGATCCGTAACCTTGAAACCAAGGCGGATCTAATCGTGTCGACGGTCCATGGCGTGAAGGGCCTTGAGTTTGACAACGTTGTTGTCGTCTACAAGGACCAGTCCGACATGACGGAAGAGAAGAAGCGGCTCTACTATGTTGCGTTCACGCGCGCTAAGAACAGCCTCTTCGTCCTCTCGCACGGAACCACGCTGTCTGCTCGCATTGTCAGCGACTACAACCTCATCGTTGATTCGCTGACCAACCCCGCCTCTGGTAACGATGGTGATGACGATGGTGAGAACCATGCTGTCGACGCGATCGTCATTGACGAGGATGACATCCTTGATGCCATCGAGGATGCAATCCCCGACCAGAACGCAACTGTGCAGGCTGTGCTGTCTGTACCGTCTACGCCGATCGCGCCTGCCAATACCAACACAGCCGATGTTGTCACTCCTGACATCATCGCTAGTGTCATCAACGGTCTCAACTCTGAGGCTGACGCAACAACGAGCGACGAGTAACGCACCCACGCGAAACTTTTCGCTCCAACACCCCATGGCTCCTGGAATTTTCCAGGGGCCATGGGGTGCTCTATCTACTACCCCCACTTCTATCTCACTTTTGAAAGGAGCCCTCTCTATGGGAAACATCCGCCAAGGCGACGTTTGGTTCGTCGAAGCCGCACCCGTCCCCGGTGGCGGAACTGTTGGTAATGAAATCTGGTCTGGGCGACCAGGAATCGTTGTGAGCAACGATGTCATCAATGAGCGATCCGGTGTCGTTCAGATCGTCTACCTCACCTCACATAAGCGTCGTTACGCCAATGTCACTCACGTTGCTGTCCATGCAAACAACCAAGACGCGATCGCTGTGTGCAATCAGGTGACGAACGTTGACACATCGCGCCTCACTAACCACCTCGGACGCATCACTCAGCATGAGCTCCAAGAAATCCAAAATGGCATTTCTTTCGCACTTGGCTTGGGCGGCGCAAAGCCAGGCGCAGCACTTCACAAGTGGGAGAAGTTGCTTGACGCACACAGCATCGATCTCTACGAGCAAGAGTTGGATCTCAACGACAATATCGATCGCGATACCCAGATCGAAAGCCTCAAGAGGGCTGTCCTCCATGTCACCAAGGAACGCGATGCTCTGAGGGCTGTGATTGATAACGACAAGCAAAACATTTCTATGTATCAGGAACTCAAAGAGATCTTTGATGCATCAGACTCGCACCAATAAGCATGCAACAGAGAGAGAGAGAGAGAGAGAGGCCAATCATGGTAGTCACAACGACGGTAAAAGGATACTTCCACATTGATGCCGAATCACTAGACGTGGCTCAAACGTTCATTGACATCGTTAATGAACTACACCCCAAAAAGTATGAGTGGTCAACAGAAATTGGCCCCAATATAACTCTGTGGAAACCTCAACCCGACAACAAGATGTGTTACGGCATTCCCTTCAAGGCGAAAGGTCGCAACGACTATCGTCAGAACCTCACCAATATGTTTGATGTGATTGGTCGACGCCACAAGCAAAAAGGTATGGGTTCCAAAATCCAACAACTCACAGACGAAGAGTTGACCATCATCGTTACATGGGAAGAGTTCACGACAGAAGACTCGTTCATTGCACGCGGGCAAGCTCACATCCAGAAAAACAAGGGGATGGCACTCTACTCTGCACTTTTGGACATCTTGTTCTACGACCGTAGAGATCTTAGTGTCGATCTGCTGAAGCAATGGGGCTTTTCGTCATGGAGATACGCTGACTACACTCGTACTGGAATCACCAACTTCATGACAAGGTTCAAGAACAACGAGGCTATCATCGGTGAACTCTCTCAGTACGACATTGACGATATTGTGTACTTCGCAAAACCGCATGGACGGGGCTATCTCTATTACCTAGAGAATATGGACGAGTCGCATGCTATCGAATTTAGAGACAAGCTTCTCGATATAATGAGAAAGCATCCAACGACATCCATTGTGGAAGGTGCAGTCGACATCACCGCATCTAGTGAATCGGAAGTTCATAAGTTGGTATCAATTTTCGCTACTTCCGATGACAACACGAAACCCCGCACCGATGGCTATCGTATGAAATTCGATCGTCACAACATTGACATTGGCGAAATAGAACCTCAGATGTTTACCACATCTGTGAAGTTCCAAGGGGCGGCAGTGCATGGCCACCGGTATACGATTGATGATGTCGTCAAATATGCGACACACCGATTGTTCCAACTACCAACCGACACTAGAGAATCCATTCTCAACGGACCATCGTTCTGGCTATCGTTTAGATGGAAAGAACACGACAGTAATCGAGAATTGTTGACGAATGGATGGGTCATGTGGGAAAAGCAACCTGATCAAACCAGATTGCAGACGACATATGTCGAGATCAATGGATCCATCCCCCAATGACCCCCACATGAACAAAGCCCTGGGCACATCACGTGCTCAGGGCTTTGTTTTCACGATCTTACAGCTGACCAGTGATCAATGATCACCTGATTCATTCGACTCGCTTGTCAACGATCGGTTCAGCGTCGACGAAGCCGAAAACTTCAGCACGTCGTAACCAGGCACCTCACCTGTACCCGACTTAGTGAACTGTACAGTGTGACCAGCCTTATGCAGCCGGTAGAAACGACCGAATCCCGTCAGCATGACCGATCGGCCAGAACGGGTCGTCGTGATGATCTCATCGACGATAGCCGTATAAACGGCTCGCACTGTCGCGCTGTCGATACCCGTACGCTTCGATACGGCCTGTATCAACTTCGTCTTCGTCATACGGGTGTCATCATCCACCCTCACATTCTTCTGTACGTCCTTCTTGAGCGCCATGATCCAACCTCTCATCCTTTCCCTACACATGGCGACACGCAGCCGCTTTCTGATTATGTTCGTGTATCAGTCTAACATATCGGAACACACCGATGCTTAACCGACCGATACATAAATATATCCCCAGGGGATGAACCCCTGGGGATATATCAACAGCACTGCCCGTTAGCCACCGAATTCGTAGCCACCAGACGGTGCTTCCCGTCGAATCTCTTCGAGTTCAGGATCGATGTTTCGAGACTGACTACGAGTCGTCGTGGTCGTCTCTTTCGCCATCGTGCCACGAGCCTCTTCGATGTATGCCGCACGCATCTGCGAAGTAATGCCAGCAGCAGCGATTTCGTAAGCAGCCATCGTTGCCTTCTTCGCCAGACCAGGCTTTTGCATCTGCTGACGCTCCAGCCTCATCTGACGCTCCTTGGCCCATGCGTGACGATCCTCTTCGTTAACACCGAACAGACCGCCGATCGTGTCGTCATCCTTTGGGAAACCCAACATTGGTCACTCCTTTCATAGAGATGGTTCGAAACCATCGTTGTCATTAGGTCGATCGTACCCGCCCATATCGAACCCGTCGTCGACATCGTTGAGTTCAAAGTTCTCCGCCTTGAACGCCGATGTCTCATGAGCGTTGTACTCCTGGTTGTCACGCGCACGGTTGTACGCGCTGCGTCGACGCTTGGAATCTTCCCTCATTCGCTCTGTGTGCGGATCCGCATGAGCGTTGTCATGCCCTGGAGACTCACGCGCATCAGAGTAAAACTCCCCCCGTTGCCACCGGTTGTAGGTCTCTTCAGGCGTCGCTGCGAAGTCTCGCATCTCCGATCGCCATTGAGAACCGTACTGCTGCGCCCAGTGACGTTCGATGTCCGGGTGAGCCTTCGCCACCATGTTCATCGCATGAACGAACGATGTCGCATAGATGTCTCGCTGCGTATCTCGATCGAAACCATCGAATTCCATGGCATCGAGGCCACGACGAGCTCGACGAATCTTCTCACCCATCGCTCCAGGAACGCTGTGCACGTCCAGGTTCTTATCTCGAACAGACCAGGCGGAACCATAGGCAAGCAGCGACTCATTGAGATCCACAATGTTGCCATTCAACGCTGCACGTTCCATCTCACGAGCCATACACGTGCTCAGAGACAACTCATGCTGCATCTCGTTGTACGGAGGACGGACAGTGAAAGAACCGCCCACAATGGGCTCATTCATGCGCGTGGACCAGATACCAGTCCACGTTCGATGCGGTTCACCCGTCTGAGCGTCCACCGTCTCCACCATGTTCATGTCGACCTCACCATGAGCGGTCTCAACGAACGCATTCGCCCAATGGGGCTCATAACGCATCCGTTGGCCCATGAGCATACGACTAACGGTGTTCACCTTTTCAGGATCCAGGCCGTCCTTGTGGACATCATCCCAGAAGCACTCCATCAGGTGCGCATAGCCTTCCTGGACCTCAGCGGGATCCACACCAGGTTGACGCATCTGGTTGAACATCGCTTCGCTCAGGCCAAGATGAGTCAACGCCGCACTCGCCTCATTGAACGGGATGCGACCATTGCGCTCCTTGGCTTCAATGCGCTCCAGACGACGCTTCAGAGAGGGCGGCAATTCACCACCATGCTTCTCTCGATGTCGATCGGCCTTATCATGCAACTGTTTCGATTGACTGCGTCGACGGGCTTCAGCCATGTCCTCCACAGCCATCCGTGCATCACGAGCGAATGACTTCACCTGTTGGCGGAAGTTGGGCGACAGCATCCACATGGTGACACCCATGCCAACAGATTCGGCCACAGCCGTCATCGATACACCGTCTTTCAACGGCACCAGTGCACTAAGTACCATCATCGATGCATACGCCTTGTGCTTCTCCTGAAGATCGTTCATGCGAGAGGCGATGTCAGCCTTTCGCTTCATGGTCTTCAGATTTATCTGGCTGAGAGCGTGAAGATACCCATCAGCGTGGTAGCGCATATCGAGCCTCAGCTGCTGCGCCCAATCGAGCGCAGGCTTTGGCTCTACCGCGTGAACAGATTCAGGCTTCTTGTCAAAAATCTGCTCCTTGGTCACAACCATTGTCGTGGTTTCGTCTTGATCCTTCTGCGGACCAACTTCACCCCCGTAACGAGGCGCTGGAAGTTGACGAGGTGGACGAGCCATCTTTTCCTCCTTTCTATTGCTTTCTATCTCCCCGCAAGCGCGTCACAGCTCGAAGCCGTCATCAACGCTTGGGGTTTGCACCTGGGGCTCAGGAGCACCCATGCGACGAGCTGTTGGTGGCACACGCGGCGTCGATCGACCCACTGTCACACCACTACCTGGAAGCGCAGCCTGGATTGAACCCGATCGCTGAGCCGGAACCTGAGGCCCAAACTGTCCAGACGCAGGTGCAGACGCGAGAGGGCGACCCTTCTCATCACAGCCATGTGAAGCCAGCCAGTCCTTGGCGACATTACCCACACGCACAGGACCACCCGTGCGAACCTGAGATCCCGGTGTCTTCGGGGGCTGAGGAATAGGAGGCACAGACGGTGCAGGCTGAGCCTTCGCAGTCTCGCGATAATAAGCACGTGCATCGTTCAGCTTGCGCATCTGATCATACGCATGCGTCAGAGAGTCTCCACCAAACTCGGTAATGTACTTCTTCTCCACATGCTTAATGGCTTCCATCGCCTCATCGTTGATGAGGACACCGCCCCACGATGCATCAGAGATGGCAGCACGCAGCTCATCGCCACCGGATTCCACCATCTCCCTCAAATCGCTTGCATCAATACCTGATGCCTGCTGAATTTGCATATTCTGCGCAAACAGCCGAGCTCCATCACGCAGAAGCGCATTCACATGCGTTTCCTTCTCAGACGCATTCTTATTGACAACAGCCATCACCTTGTCAGCAAGACTTCCCGTCCACTCATGCGGATCAAGACCATAATGCTCCTTGATTTCGCTATCGGTTGGCTCTTCGTACCATATCGTCGACATGACCATCTTCCTTTCATTTAGTTGCATTCGACTCGTATACCAGTATATCGCACTATTGCAACGATAACATGGCAAAACGATGAAGTAGGCCCCGCTTTCAAGCAAGACCTACCCCATCACATAATCACGTCAGCGTCACAACTCGAACCCGTCATCAACATTCGGAGTCTGCACCTGTGACTCAACAACACCCATACGACGGGCAGTCTGCGGAACATGAGGTGCCGCTCGACTCACCTTGATACCACTGCCTGGAAGCACAGCCTGGATAGAACCAGTTCGCTGAGTGGACACAGCGGACATAGAAAGGGCAGACGGGATAGAAGACGCAGATCGCACAGGCGGCGGAACCGTCGTCACACGTGAACCCTGAGGCGGGGCGAAACGATCAAACTCTGGATTTGAAATCGCTGAGGTATTCGCAGCACCTCGCATCACTTGCGCACTCTCACGGAAATGAGCTCGCGCATCATTAAGTTTATACAGCTCATCGTATGCATGCGTCAGAGAATCAAAACCGAAATCAAAACTCCAATATGAAAGATAACGCTTTTCCACACGTTTGATAGCATCCATCGCTTCATCGTTAATAAGAATGCCGCCCAAGGACGCTTCGGACATAGCAGCACGCAAATCATCACCGTTGACAGACATTACCTTCTTAAAGGTAGTTTCATCATTATGGGCATTCATTTCCGCATATTTGGCATTCTTCATAAATGATTTTGCCGCATCGCGCAACAACGCATTCACATGTGTTTCCTTCTCGGGCATATTTTTACCGATAATCGCTGTCACCTTATCGGCCAATGTTCCTGTCCACTCATGTGGATCAAGACCATACCGCTCGGTTGGTGCATCCAGCTCTTCATGGGGATCAAGACCTTTGTATCGCCTGATCCCGGCATCGGTATACTCCTTGATTTCCTGATCGTAATAAAGCGTCATAACACCCTTCCTTTCCATCATCGCCACGTGTTTGGCTCGTATACCAGTATATCGCACCATTGCAACGTATACAGACAAAGAAGCAGGCCCCACCCGAAGGCGAGACCTGCTTCTTCCTGGCTTCAGCGCACCGTCACACAGTGATCACAGCTCGAAGCCATCATCGACAGACCTGTCCGTCTCATTGTCGTCCTGTGTCGTCAGACCGTAACGCTCAGCTGCACTGGTACCCGTGTGCGAGCGCACCGGAACAGCCCACGATGTCGACTTACGTCGACCGATCTTCTCATCACGATCCACGCGAGCCACAGTGTCTTCCATGGCGATCACCGGTGCTTCGGCCTGCGTTTCCACATCAGCCTCCATCACCTCACGCACACGAGCTGGTGCAAACTTGGCATTCCACTGACCCTCGAACAAGTTAGCGTGAGCATCGGCCAATGCTTGCATCGTGGTAAAGTCACCGCCATATGCCAGGCGATCCATCGGAGAAGCGAGCTTCTCAATGACCTTCTCGTCCTCCAAATTCAACATCGTTCCATTGCCATCGCTGAGCGCATTGGCAACCTTGGTGATGTTGTCGCTGTTCACGGCAACACCCAGACCTGCATCACCGTAGAACTGCGAGAACACAGCGACCCACTGATCCTTGGTGGCCTGAACCGGCTTACGATCGTCGTCCGTCACGGTGTTCCACACACCGTTAGCATCCTGTGCAATCATCTGACCACGCCACAAGCTTCGCGCCGGACCCATGAGCAACTCGTAACGGTTGCGAGCGTCCACCGGATCGTGCTTGGCTTGCAGAATACTCTGTGTCACCGGGTACGTCAGCTCCAACACAGCCTTGAGCTCATCGTTACGAAGAGCTCGTACACCACGCTGAGAGAACGTACCAGCGACACCGGTACCAAACGACTTTACAGCCGTTGCATACATGGTGCCGAGCTGATCCTCGCGCGTCACTTGTGTCGTCGTGAGATCAACGTGAGTATCAGGGTCATACCCGATGTACCGAGCGTAATCCAGCATCTTCTTGGGTGAGCCTTTAGCTCCCGTCTCAATACACGCAGCCTCCACAGACTTCATGTGCTCCTTCACGGAGCCAAACGACAACACAGCCTCACCGTACTGATGCTGGAGCGCATCACGGTACATGTAGGACGCGGCATCAACGACATCACGACCCGCTTCCAGGAACTCTTCACGAGTAGCGTCCCCTTCGATCAGATCGTAATAAGCATCTTTCGCACGCTGGTGAACCTCATCCATCGCATCCGCATGACGAGAATCGTAGTGCTGCGACACCTTCACATCGAGCGCGTTGTGCATCGCAAGGGGGTAACGACCCTCGTCGTCCATGCTCTGACCCAGATCGATGAGATTAGCCTCGACAGTCAGACGCTCCAGCGCTTGCTCATGTGCCGGACCATCGCCCAGCTTCACGACGGCAACGGAGTCACCGTCGAAATCGCCGTCGAAGCACTTGACCATGTTGGGATTGACACTCACACCAGTGAGACGATCGTCAAGGCTCACGCGCATGTAACGCACACCCGCATCACGAAGAACGGGGTCACGCCACACAAGCGCGTAATCACCGTCACGCAGATGCAGTTTCTTCGCCAGCTCCGGGCCAACACCGACCTGGTCGATGTCCAGACGAGGATCACCCGTCCACACAGCAGTAGCCGAGTGCGGCAAACGCGAAGCCATAAGACCTTCCTTGAAGACATTGCGCTTACCGGTAAACCGGCGACGCATGATGTCCTGTGCAATGCCGTCGTATGCAGTCTGAGCACGATGCATCGCCTCAGCCATCGTTCGACGCGCATCAGAAAGCTCCTTGCCAGTCAACTCACCAGACGCAGCGCGATCGGCAGCGTACTTGTAGCGAAGCGACCATTCACGGATCGCCAGATAGCGATACGTGTAGTCGTGCACCGTCGACGTACCGTCGTCAAGATCCTGACCCGATCGCAGATGCGAACTCAGCACCGGCACACGCCACGTAGTATCAGTCGCATGGGGCGTACGAGCACCCGTTGGCATCGTCAGCGGGAACGGAATCTCCATGTCACCGCCAGCGTCACCAATCAACGAAGCGAAATCGTTACGAACGCGACGCACGTCGAACGATCCACGTTCAGTGAGCGGCACATCGCCCATCTCGATAAGACGGCGCTGCCCACCGACAGCAAGATCATCATGACCATCACGCAAGGTGCCATCAGGCTCGATGTCCAAACCGCACACCAGAGCCATCTCACGCAGCTGTGCAAGAGCTTGCAGGTTGCCGCCGTACATCTGCTCCAGCACCTTATCACAGCCCTGGGACTGCAACGCCCACGCAAGCTGAGACGACGCCTTACGGCCCTGGCCAGCCCGAATCGCGGCTTCGTCATACGCAGCAGTCTTTGCATCCACCGTCATATGGGTACCGATGAACGACACCTTACCCATACCGGCCTCAACAACAGTGCCATTGGGCAAACGAAGAGGCGCAGTCTCCTGCATCGCCTCACGAGCAGAACCGCCATTGAAACGGGACACAGCACTAAACGGTGCCATGACGACATCCAGACCCGGATTCTCACGGAAGAGGGTCATCATGTCAGTCGATCCATGGAGCTCTTCGATCTCATCAGGAGACAGATCCGCATCACGGTCAACAATGAGCGAGATGACGCCCTTGTTGCCGTGCATGTCGGAGATCTTGTCGCCAACAATCAGATCGCGCATCTCACCGTTCGTTCCACGAACGCGGTACTGACGAGCGAAGTCAGCAGACACAACGATGGAATCCTCCATCGTCCAACCACCGGCAGTCATGAACGCCGTGCCCACAGGCTTCGTCACAGACGACGCATTCATGAGGTTGGAGGTCGTCATCTGCTGACGATCGAACGGGTCGTAGCTCATGAGCTGAGCCTGCTCAGTCAACATGAGTGGCGCACGATCATTCTTATCGGAACGCACGATCGAACCGTCAGGGTTCACCTGCGCACCAGACACGAGATAACGAGTCACGCCCTGGTTCACACCACCCGATGTCATAATCGGATCGAAGTAGCCATCGGCTTCTTCGCTCAGCAGAGACATGTTGCGACCACCGGTCAACACCCACGGATCCATGGTCGTGTCATTCGCCGGATCTCCACCAATGCCCTGTTCGCGAGCACGAGATGCACGGAAGTCAGCGTCGATCGTCGACCCATCACGCAAAGCGTTCGGGTAACGTACACGACGCGCTTCGGTAGCAAGAATGGCATCAAGGATCTTCCGATCCATGCCCTCTTCGAGAGCGCGCTCGTAGTAATCAGCGCGGTGTCGCGTATCCGACAGACGACGGTACACACTGTTCAGCGAGGCAGGCTCGCCCACACGGGAACGACCTGAGAGCACATCAGCCTGAACTCGATAACGAATCGCGTCACTCATCTGCTGCTCGTAACCGATCAGCCGGGTGCGCTCTTCGAGGGACTTGTTCTCTCCAGGCTTCTGTGCCACCACACGGGCATCAAAACCAGGCACGATCATCAGATCGTTACCGGAATTGAACCGTGTGATGATCTCACCGTTCTCACCGCGAGCAAAGATCTGTCCGATCGTACCGCTCACGGGCTCTTCCTTACCTGTCTGCGAGCGCATGATGGAGCCCGTCCACTCCACAACGCCGTTGGCGTCGACGCGGATAGAACCGGGCGTCACAGCGCAGGACTCCAGCGTGTCAGACACAACCTGAAGCATCGACTGAGTGAACCCATCTTCGACCGTCTCCATCGGCAAAGCCGTGGACTCATCGAAGGTGATCAGTCGATCGCGGAACGTGTTGGAATAGAACGACTCCCCGACGATCTTCTCCTGAGGCATACCAACGCTGCGCATAGCAGCCACGAGATCATCGTTGTTGCGCCACTGGCCGTGTTCACTCGTCATATAACGAGCGACACGCACCGGATCGAACACGAAGTCATCAGAGTCGATAGGCTCATCAATACCGATCTGGGTATCGAGAAGATCCCGAAGATGCGCACGGACACGCTCTTCCGGGGTACCCGTGTACGCCACGGAACCGGCCAGCATGTCGTGAACGCCCGACAGATCGCTCTCTTGATCCATATCATCGAGCAGACCAGTCGCCTCAGCGTACTCAGCCCGCGTAGCCTCAGGCTTCAACAGAGTTGTCTCAGCGCCACGAAGCACATCCCAGTACGCGCGGCCAACAGCCGCAAGATGGGGATCACCAGACAGCATGGGGATGTACGTGCCCTCACGGGCAGCATCCTCGTGATCGCGCAGCTGCTGGATCAGACCATCGACATCGAGCTGCTCAATCACATTGTGACGAGCGCTGTGCACAGCACCGGTAATGAAACCGGATGCCTGTTCACGACCTTCGGGCGTATCGGCAAAGAACCGCGAAGACGCAGAACGCTCCTTCATCTGACGACGAATCACGATCTGCTCACCATCCATGCCAGGCATGTCCTTGTACGCACTCGTCAATGTTCCAGTGGACAGATACGACTCCTGAACCGTCTTACCCTTGCTGGTCTGACGCTCGCCCACTCGGCCCACGAGACCCTTACCATCCTTGCGCTCCACTGGTCGACCCAGCGCAACACGCACGAGGTCGCACACCTCGTCAACAGTTGGCACATACGCCACCTGCTTGTTGTCTCGACGAGCCGTCGTGGAGAAGTACAAAGTCGCACCGTTGTCGTAGACACGGCCCACCCACTGCTCCTTGTCTCGGGTGTCAGTCAGGCGCACTGTCATATTCGTACCCGTCAGACGCGCACGAATCTGGCCAGGGCGAAGATCCTTCTCGATCGTGTACGGAATGCCCTCTTCTGCGAGCATGTCCAGCACAGCTCGGGAACGAGCCAGCGCCTCAGTGCTCATGAACTGACGGGCGTTGTAGCGCCCCGTTTCGGGGTTGCGAGCGCCGTCCAGCACCCACTGACGAACCTCGTTGTACTCAGCTGTCGACATACGACCCATGAGCTCAGTCAGACCCGAGACGTCATCAAGGCTGAGCGCGCGGCCTGCTTCTTTGGCCTTCCCTTCGTCAGTCAGGCGGTACAGAGTCAGTTCCGAGGTCGTCACTTTCTCGATGTTGCTTGGCTTACCGTCTGCATACGCAGCGATGTCACCATCGAGCACGTACAGGATAGACGTTCCCGCCTGCTTCACGCTGCGACGGCTCCCCCACCGGGGATCATACGGAGAGATCGGCAGACGCGGACCAGCTGCACCAGCAGAACCCTTCAGACCAACCATGTTCGTGAACTCTTCATATAGAGCCTTGTAGCCCTTACTCGACGTATCGGCAGGCTGGAACAAAGGCTTGTAGCCGGGAACATGCTCTTCCATGATGCTCTGAATAGCATCCAGCGCATCGGCAACAGGTAGATCGCCATCGTTGAAAGAACGACCCTGTTCATTGAGACGCTCTTCCATGAGATCCCTCAGGCGTCGACCCTGAGACACAAGAATCGGAGTCTTCGTGATCTCCGAGGTTCGATTGATCGTACGAGCGATCATATGCTCGTACATGTAACGCCGGAGTCCGGCATTGCGCGTTTGCATAACGCATTCTCCTTCCTGGAGTTTCGATCCACTGGATCGATCGGGTATTACGCCCTCTATTCTACCTAAGAAAAATGCTTATTTCGACTGGAACCACAAGGAAAACGCACATAATCACATCTGCAAAGACAGATAAACAGCGTCACTCAACTCATCACCTTGGAGATCATAACGAAGCCACTCCGGCTGAGCCAGACAGACATACCGGCGACCGAGCTTGCGATCACGGTCATGGTCGCGCGAACACCACATGTGGGTCTTCACTATAGCCAATTCTTCCTCCGTAAACTGAGCAAGGCTCGCTTCGACTTCTTCTGCGCCCATCCAATCACGAGATGACCCGTTCCAATGATTCCACTCACTGGCATTATTGGGATCAAGCCTCTTGTAATACAACTCTCCATCAGAAAGCCGCTCAAAAACAACGAGAACAGGCATCATGCCACTTATCTCACTGAGTCTATGATTGTGGCACTCTACATTACCTGTATCCCACAAACGCTTTGCTAGATCAAATGGACTCGTTGCTGCCATAATCTCTTGGCACAACATATCTTTTGCCAGATCCAAACGATCAACGTTATCCATGATTTCTTCCTTTCGCATAGGGATTCTGTTGATACCTCAGTATAACACAGACCTATACATCATGCATCTATGATACACTGAATAATATAACCAAAACTCGGAAAAGGAGGCGGACACCATGCCAAGAAAACCCTCTCAGACCCTTGAACAGTTCAACCCCGAGCTCGCCGATCAGCTCGTTGATCAATCCCTACGATCGATTGCTCGCGGTTCGGACAAGAAAGTCCAATGGCGCTGTCCCGTTGACTCTCGTCACGTGTGGTGGGCCAGCCCCATGAACCGCACGAATGCGAAGAACCCGACCGGCTGTAGCGTATGCAACGGAAAGACTGTCATCCCCGGTGTCAACGACGTTGCCACCACTCACCCCAAAGCAGCCGCTCTCATGGTTGATAAGAAGCTGCGTAAGAAGCTCACTGGGTCTTCCAACAAGAGGGTCGAATTCTGGTGCGGCAACCCTAAGCACGACCACTGGACCGCACCGCTGAGCAACGTCGCGCGTCAAGGGACACGCTGTCCCCAGTGTTCGGGTCGTCGTCCCGTCTCTGGTAAGAGCGACTTGGCGACTACTCATCCCAAGCTGGCCGCTGAGCTCGTTGATCAATCCCTTGCTGCCACTCTCAAGCCAGGATCAAACACATCCGTGCTCTGGCAGTGCCCAGCAAACCCCAAACACACGTGGAAGGCAACGCCGTACAGCCGTACGGCTAAAAAGACTGGCTGTCCATATTGCTCGGGAAGAAAGATCGTCCCTGGTGTCAATGACCTCGCAACCACACACCCTGCTTTGGCCTCGCAGCTCGTCAATCAGTCTTTGACAACTGTGGTGAGCAAAGGTGGAAGCGAGCCTGTGCTCTGGCAATGCCAGGTCAACCCGGAACACACATGGCTTGCTGCTCCAAGTAACCGCGTGAAGCCCTCGGGGTGTCCAATCTGCTACAGGCTCCACGCCAACCCATCGCAAACACTCCTGACCGAGATGGTCCGAAAGCTTGTCCCCACCAGCACGGTTCTCGGTGACGACCATACGGTCCTCCCCTCGGGTAAAGAGCTGGATATTGTCGTTCCTGACCACCATCTGGCTATCGAGTTCAACGGCGTGTTCTGGCACTCTGAGGCAGCATCCGTCGAGGCACACTCGAAGTCTCTCCCCCACGGCTACCATGCCACCAAAACACGTGAAGCACACCAGCAAGGCTACCAGCTTGTTCACGTGTGGGAGGATGACTGGCTGCATCGACGTGATCTCGTTCTACGAGCTCTCGCTCATAGACTGCACGCTGTCGATCGCTTGCCCGATGTCCTCCCCGACATCAACCCGTTGGCTTGCCAACGTCTTTACGCACGCAACTTGACGGTGAAACTTGTCCATGGAGGCGTTGCCAGGCAGTTCTGGCAGGACAATCATCTCCAGGGGCCTGTCCATTGCACAGTCAACGTTGGCCTCTATGACTCAGACGGTGTTTTGCGTGCTCTGCTCGGCATCGGTCGCAAGAACCACGGCTCGCGCGTTTCGTTGCCAGATAGAACATGGGACATCCAGCGTTACGCAACACTAGGTGTCATCGTCGGAGGTTTCACCAAGCTCCTTGCTCACGCTGAGACGCTTGTACCTGTCGACACGTGGACATCATGGAGCGACAACGACATCTCTGATGGTGGGATGTACCAAGCAGCAGGTTTCGTTGTGGACAAGCGTCAAGCTCCGAGCTATAGCTACGTCGGACGCAAGACCCGGTGGGAGCGTGTTCACCGCTCCACGTACACCAAGCAGCGTTTCATCAACGATCCTGATCTCACGTATCAGTCTGGTCAAACCGAGCATGAGGCAGCATTGGCCAACAAGCTTTACAGGATCTATGACGCGGGCAAGACCCGTTGGATCAAAACCGTTGCACGCTGAATCCGCATAGCGCACAACACAGAACCGGGTGGTAGTCCAATAGACTGCCACCCGGTTCTCACGCATCTCTCACGCTACGAGAATCACTCATTCTCACGACGTTCGAACACTCGCGCAATAGCTCGATCGAAAGCACCTCCGCCGAGATCCTCCCACGACTCCAAGCCGTGCAAGAACTTGTAGAACGCGTCATGGACTCGCCACGAACCCAGATCCTCGATCTCAGAAATCGAGTCATCGTCAGCATACACACCGCTCGTCTCATCAGACGATGCATCCCGAAGAGTACGCAGCTCATCGCTCGACACACCCTGGCTGATGTAAACCTTTCCATCCAGCGAGCACAGCGAACCATTCTCGTCTGTTCGAAAGAACCGAGCATCATCCACCATTGCGTGCTTCGCTTCACGATACGCAGCAACGATGTCACCATCGAGGTGGTGCAACACGTGCCCGCTCTCGCTCATCAGATTCTCACGGCTAATCTGACCTTCCGCATAGCGCATCTTTGCTCGATCGGCCAACATCTCCTGACGAGCAGCGAGATCCTCTCGGACATCTTCGTTAATCTCGTCAGCCTCATTGAACATGTCGTAACCCGAGCCCAACTGAGCACGCAGAGCCTCGTCACTGTCCATGTCGTACTCTTCGTTCTCCATGTCGTGGCCCCTGCGCTCTTCCTCGATCGAGGCAATGAGATCCATGACCTCAGCCGAGTACACATCGGGATCCAAGATCGAGATGCCATAATCATCCAGATCGTATGCCTCCTGGTACAACTCCATCGCCTCAGCCGCATTCGCAGCCTGCTCGATACGCTTATCGAGCATCTTCATGAAGTTCGGCTGATTGAGACGCACATCGAAATCAAGCGCCGACGAGAGGGTCGGAATCGTCTGAAGTGAGTACTCACGACCAGGGTGTTTGATGGTGTTGCTGAACAAGCGCCACGACATCGGCAAAATCTCGGCGTTGCGGTTCCAGATAGGCGAGATGCCTGCCGAGAAGATGATCGAGTTACGTTCCGGCAAGAATGCCAGATCGTTGTACCCGATGACACTTTCTTCCTTCGCACTGATCGTATACGACACCTTACCCTCGACGTTCAAGCCTTCGATGAGGCGCTCAGTATCCTGAGTCACCGTCTTCGAATCGCGCACCGCACGGTGGCGAGTACCCGACATCTTGGCCAGCGTCTCAATCATCGTATCGTCCGTCGACTTCAAGAACACGATATTAGCAACGTTACCCTGGATGATCTTGTCTACACTGTCGCCATACACGTCTCTGGCCTGCTGCAACGTCTGAAGAATCAGCGTGAACTGCTGCTCCTGACCCAGACCGATGGAGAGCATGGTCTCAAATCCCGAGATACCGTGACCCTCAGACTGGAGGTTACCAAGCTCATCCAGCATGAAACGAGTCTTGTAGAGCGGCTTCTGATTCGCCTTCGTCATGTACGACTTATCGAAGTTCAGATCCACCAACTGCTTCACAAGAATCAGTACGAGCTTCGCGTACTTCATCAAGTGAGGTGGCGTCACCAGGAACACAGCCTTCGGCTGCTCAGAGTAACGAACCGACGACAGGATAATCGCAGGGACATCCTCTCGCACAGTCTTGAGGCTCCCCGCCTTATCCAACAGACGTGTTGCCGGATAACTCAGGTGACCAGAAACAAGAACCCCGTTCTTACCCTTCACCATCTCCACGAGAACGCCATTACGGATGATTTTGTTACCCGTGATCGGATCCTTAACGAACTTACGACCATTCAACGAGAGTTGGTATCCCTTCGTGAACTGGAAGTAGAACGTCTTCAAAAGGACACCCGTCTGAGGGTTGAACAAACGCAGTCGCAAGTACGCCACATCATGAGGAAACTTACCGTCGAAGTAGTACCGAGCCCATCCTTCTCGAACCACGGTATCTTCGTGCTCAAAATCCTTACCGAGGTTGTGCTTCAACTCAGGGTCATCAAACGCATCCCACTTCGCCTGAGCGCCAATGAGACCATCACGCTTGGTGAAGTTCTGAGCGAAACGCACGCCGAAGCGACGAGGGAACGACAGACCGCCGAGATCCGTGTTCTGCGACGGAGTACCAGAGGTCAACGTCGAGATCGTCGGATCGGTGAAGAACGACATTGCCGTAATGGCAATACCGTACACAGATGCAAGCATCTTCTCAGCCCCTGCCATTGCACGCAGCGCGTTGTTCGCGTTAGCGATAAGCGTACGCATCGTCGACTGAGGCAATGCCTCAGTAGCGTTGAAGAACAGCGTGAGCAAGTCAGATTCCGGCTTGCCTTCCCACAGGAACTCAATACGCTCAGCCTGCATCTTATCGTGCTCGATCAGAGCGTCGACTTCATCAGGATCGGACGACTGTTGATCGTAGTACCCGCTCTTGATGCGCTCGTTTACCTGAGTCATCGGAGACTTGCGCTTCTTACTCGTGAGCTGCACGAACAGCTGGTAGCAGTTGTAGAGCGTGACCTTACCCCACATGGCATCAAGCTTCTGCTCCAGAACCTTTTGATCCATACCGTGACGCATCGCGTACTGACGCAGCTGGTGCTCTTCTTCCAGGTAGTAGTCGATCAAGCCGTATGCTGCACGCTTGAACGCGTTGTTTGCAGCATTCGGCCACACAGGGTCTTCTGCGCCGTCCACAGGGAAGAACACGTCTGCGATGTTTTCAACGTAGAGCGCGCACTTGGTCTGATCGCCTTCACGAGCAGCCTCAGCTGCCATTCCCAGAGGGTTGTAGATGTCAGTCTTCATCGCGTTGATAAGATTGAACTGCACAACCTGGAATCCACGCATGGTGGCACGGACGTAGTTCTTCACCAAGAGCTCACCCTTAGGATCATTGATGATCATGTTGTCTGGACGCTTCTGACGCATCCAAATATCGAGCATCGGCTCAATGTACGTCTGACCCTTACCAGCACGAGTCATAGCAAGAATCATGGTGTTCGCAGGAGCTGTATCCACGTAGTAGACGCCAGCCGGACGCTGTGGCTCATACGTTGGAAGTTCCCACTCACCGTTCACCAGATCAGCCAGGGTATTGAAACCCTTGAGCTTATCTCGGTTGGCATTGCCTGGGTTGTACGGCACGTTACGAGGATCGAGACGGCGACGCAGTTGCTTGTTATCCGGCAGTCCTGATGCGTTCCACAGGGCTGTGCCGAACTCCTCATCAAACATGGGCACCATCTTGGTCACGGTGTCGCCATTGTCGTCCGTGAGGGCTTCTCCCTCAAATAGGGCCACATCGCCATCCTCGTCGAGAATGTCCTCGGTTGCTCGCTGTGCAAACGCCACCTTCTCAATACCCTTATTCGAGACCATCGAGTGAGAAATCAGCGTCGTTGCACTCACACCTGTGTGCGCACCAACATCGGGCACCACATCGAAACGCTCACGCACTTCTTCAGGGAGTGCCACGTGCTGGTCGTTCTTGTACTGATTGATGTCAGTGGTATCGCGCATGAGGTTCTGAGCCTTGAGGTTGCGCAGCAAACGCATACGCAGCAAGCCCCATACGACAAGACCAGCGATCGACGATACAACGAACTTCAGCCAATCGAACGACAGCATCCAACCGATCGCACTGTTCGGACGCTGAGCCAACTCAGCATCATGATCGGCCTTTTCTGTTGCGACGGCATCCACGTGCCACTGTGGCTCAGGAACATCCTCAGCATCCTCGTAGCACGTCTCATCGGACGTATCGATCTCACCTGTTTCCAGAGCTGGGGAGAAACACCCTTCGCTCCACACAGGCTTGCCCAGTTCTTTGGTGAGAGCCTTGTTCTGTACTGCGTAGCTCGGAACAGACGAGCGCCACAGGGCGTCACGGCCCATGGCCACACCCATCGTGCCGAACGAGAACAGCATCCACACGAGGATAAAGACAAGAACACCGGCAACAGCCGATGCGACTTCGCGCGACACCGGAGAGATCTTTGCCTCGATGTCGCTACGTTCTAGCTGCTGATCCCCATGGACATCCTGGTAAGCCAGTGAGTCAAGCTCATCCTGCTTACCCAACTGGTTCCACGCTTGGCTACCGTGTTCACGGGGCACTGCTCCACCGGATTTCTTTCGTCCGAAAGACATATGCACCACCTTTCTTTCTCTTACGTCTTTTCGATTCGGTTGATTCACCAACCTAATCATACCAGAGAAAGCGATGATAAAGACACAGAAAAGAGGTGCGGCAAGGATAACCCTCACCGCACCTCTTGTTCTATGCGATCACACCATCGTGTATTACACACCGATTGATGCTGCGCTATTAGTGCTCACCTGTGCCGAGACATCAGCGATCGCCGCAGCTGCGGTATATGCATCACCGAACGCAGTGTGAATCAGAATGCCAGCGATGACACCCAGTGCGAGGAACGTGAGAGCGACCAGCACCGCCAAGGCGATGTAGAGACGATTGGCGCGCTTGGCGACAAGGCTCTCACGGTCCATCTGCGCCATCAGCGTCTTCTGATCGTTCTCCAGGAAAGCAATCTGGCTCTCATACTGACGCGAGATTTCCTCACGCACCCCATTCACACGAGCGGCTTCCTCTTTCGTACGCTCATTAGCGCGCTCAACCTCAGCCTTGGCCTGAGCCAACTGAACAGCCCACTCTTCACGCATACGCGCCAGAGTCTTATTGGTTTCCTCCTGAGCAGCCAGAGCACGCTTCTCGGCCTCTTCGCGCTCACGCGCGATCTGCTCATGCAGCTCCTTCTCACGAGCAGCAAATTCAGCAGTCTTCTGCTCGACGATATTCTCACGAGACAACTGCTCTCGCAGAGCCTCGGCACGAGCGATGTCTTCCTTGCGATTCTCATCCAAGAACTGACCCATATCGTCACGGAACTGCTCCATGAGCTCCGCTTCACGGGCAACCTGCTCAGAGCGCTTCTGAATCAGGTGATCCATCACGCGAGTAAGAGCCGCGTCGAAAGAAGCCTGCGCAGACTGCTTGCGCGCATCGAGAATCTGGCGACGACGAAGAGTGTGATCCTCGTCGATGGTCGCACGGAGATTCGGTTCAATCTCCGACAGCTCTCGATCGAGACCAGACTTGTGTCGCACGTCGTAGAGAGACTTCGCCTCCGCAGCCTTGGCCTGGGCATCAATCTCTCGCTCCTTCTCGTACTTGGAGATGATGGCAGCACGCTGCGCACCCACGATGTCCACAAGGCTCTCACGAGACTTCTCAGCGTTCGCATCAGCTTCAGCCAGCGTCTGAGCCCACACGTTGTCAGCACCGGGTCCGGTGCTCATCTGAGCGGCGATCTCGTCGCCGGTATTCGAGACAAGCGAGAAGAAGAGATCGCGCAACTCGTTGATGTCACGACGACGCTGCTGAGCCAGTGCATCATTCGCCTGCTGAGACAGCAGCTTGATCTGACCATCCAACCAGTTCTCATCGCTGAGATGGTCAAGGGAGAAACGACTCGCTTCATCCTCTTCATGACCAAACAGGGCCTCAAAGGGCGTCATATCGACAGTGAAGCCCAGATCCTCATCGAGGAACCGACGGGCCATCGTATTGCGCACCGCATCACGATCGAAGACACGATTGTCAACGACAGGGGCGGGAGATGCGGGGACAGGATTCTCTGCGACCTCCGAGACATCCTCAGCCTCAGTATCAGACTCGACATTAAGATCCTCGAAGGGGTTTTCGATGTCGGACTCATCATCGCCATCATACGCACCGTCATCGAACGGAAGATCGTCCTCCAGAGGCTCATCGAAATCATCGGGAATCTCGTCAGGATCGAAATTCGGCAGATTGTCGACATTCTCGATCGACTCATCTGCATCATCTGCCGAAACAGGAGCGGGCGCATCCTCGGCAAGATCCTCAGCCTCTGCGTCAGCCAGGTCCACCTCGCCTCCCAGACGACGCCACAGCGAGGGGATCAAAAACGACAGAGCCACAGCACCAGAAGAGATAGCCTGTGCCTGAGCCAAAGTGATCGTATCAACGTCACCATCAGGCACGTCGAGAACACCGGCCAGTTCATCATAGTGAACGGGGTTCACAACGAGAGCCCCATCGCGCATGTCGACAGACGTGAGCATGAAGATCGCCTTGTCGAAGAGGGTATACTCACCCATGCCTTCGGGGCTGAGCGACTGCTCCGTGGGGATAATGCCCAAGATGTTGTGACGAAGCATATCCTGGGTCATCAGGACTTGGATCTTATCGTCAGCGATTCGCTGGAGAATCGAGCCCTTGTTCTCGTCCCCCTTGGACGAGACCTTGCCCAGGCCACCGATGCCGCCTTCTTCAATGGGGGCATCAACGGGGAGAGACAGAATGACACCAGCCCCATTGGGGAGTACCCAACGCTCATTGTTACGGATGAGATCAAGAGCCGCACCGGGCTCCGTCTCATCGATGACGAGCGCAAGAGAGTCCTTGGCCTTCTTGGCCTCAGCCTTCTGAGCCTTCTTGTCAAGAGCAGGGGTAACAGCAACCTGCTCGTCGACGACCTTGGTGTCGTCCTTCTTCTTACCAAACAGCATAGACAAATCCTTTCGATCGATTCGGTTGTATGTGAGCCGGTACCTGCATCATTGAGAATGTTTGCAGGTACCGGCAAGCACACTGTGTTTGCACTCGTATACGAGGGTATCACACTTTGTGCCAAATGTGCTCGCATACGAGCAGATTCGATATGACTAAGCCCGTGGCTTGTCGTATGGCAAGACCACCACACGCGCATCAGACTTCAGGATCGTCACATCTTCGCTACGCAACGTGCCGTCAATCTTGGCTGCGATCACACGTTCCTCAGGGTGTTCATTGATGAACGCTGCGACTTCCGTCGAAAGGTATCGCTGCATACGGCGCACCATGTCACGCGCACCACCGGCATCCGAGTCACTACGCGATTCGTCTTCCACCAAGAAGTCGACAACACGCTTATCGATCGTCAGATCGATACCGTACTTGCGCTTCACATCAGCCTTGAGAGCGCTCAGCTTCTTCATCATGATCTTGCGCAACGTAGATCGTGACAACGGCTGGAACGGCACAATCGCATCGATACGGCCCAAGAGCTCAGGTGGGAATTTGCCACCATCGGTGCTCTTAATGGACTCTTCGATGACCTTCTCGTACTCACGCATGCTGGCCTCACTACCGTGATCATCAGCGTTGTACTCACCAATGGTGCGGTAGATCTCCGAACCAGCGTTGGTGGTCAGCACGATATAGGTATTCAGAAACGACACCTGTCGACCGTCCTTATCCGAGAGTCGACCGTCATCAAGCACCTGAAGCAGCAAGCGCACAACAAGTGGGGACGCCTTTTCGATCTCGTCAAAGAGCAACACGCAGTGACTGGTCGCCCACACCTGACGCGAGAGCTCTTCACGGAACAGATCCACGCTGTCATCACGGCCCCATTCCGACATGTCGAAACGGATGAGGTGACGCTGATCGTCACCAAACAGGATCTTTGCGAGCTGTTTTGTGACCTCGGTCTTACCTGTGCCTGTCGCCCCAGTGAACAACAGCGATGACATAGGCTTACTCGGGTCATTCAGACCCGCGACACACAGCTGGAGTCTACGCGCAATCGACGTGGTGGCGAAATCCTGACTGAACACACGACGATCCAATTCAAACTTGATCTCAGAAGCGTTGACATTGATCTCCACTTCAATACCCAAATCATCCTTGAGAACAGTTGCCAACAGCGCTTTATCCATACGTTCACCGAGATAACGATGACGACCAACCATCGCATCAAGCACACGAATCGACTTACGAGGCTGCACAGAGGCAGGAACATACCTGTTCGTGTACTCAAAGATATACCCATACAAAGAGTCATCGAAGATGCCTTCGTCGACACCGTACTTCTTCGCCATGCCCTTCAGAATGGCGATCGTCACCTCGCGATCCGTCTGAGGAATGTTGATACGTGCCAGTCGCTCCACAAGCGGCAGATTCGATGCGATATGAGCGTTAAACTCGTCATACGTCGTCGCAGCAATGACCTTGATACCCCGAGATCCAGAAGCCGCAAGCAACGGCTTCAACGCTTCCACGGCAGCAGCAGACAGCTGCACCACCTGGTGGAACTCGTCGATGAACAGCACGATCTCTCGACCTTCGGACCTAGAAAAACTCTCAGCCTCATCAAACAAAGCCTTCAAGCGCGCAGCCATCTCTTCAGGGTTCGACAAGTCAGCGATCATCTTTGCCATGTCGACTTCCAGGTAGATGCGCTCTGGATCATCCTGCATACAGGACTGCACGAGCACCGTGTTATGCGTGACAACATGGCCTCGACCCACCTGATACAGGTGTGTCTCAGAGTCGACCATGATGCACGTCATCTCGACCTCACGATCGGTGTCGATCACCTCAGCGATTATATCGCCAGTTGCATCGAGGGAGCGCTCTAGCTCACGCATATCAGCATCAATGACCCATGCAGCCCCCTGAGACAGACGGTACGACTCACTGTCTCGCAACGCTCGTAGCACAGCCTCTCGATCCTTCACTGAGCTAGTGATGTACGTGTACGGGATATGACGCTGATTCTCCGGCTTAACAATGACACTCGTCATCACCGGATGAGTCATCACCTCATCAGGTGTCAGACGCTTACCTGTCGCACGGTTGATAAACGTCGAACGCTCACCACTGTCACCACTGCCATACACACGCTCCCACCCCATGTGGTCCTCGATAGCAGCAAAGACTTCATCGGGCATCTCATGAGGGACGGTCACGTACCCACGTTCATCGATCCGAACGCCCCAGCCCAGCAGCGCGCCACACACATAAGGATCAACCGGGAGAAGACGGCTCTGTCGCACAAGCGCACCAGAAGCAGGAAGCTGCCAGATGGGTGCGCCATCAGAGTCAGCAAGTCCTGCGTCCATAATCTCACGCAGTGACATCGTTTGCTGCGCACCTTCCGCATCACCAACCGATCGCACCGTCCACAGGTGCTCATCGTTGCAACGCACACGGTCGCCGTGGTTCGTCACCACGACGTACTCACGCTTCATCCCCTGTGGGAACACACCCGTCACGGTCACAGGCTCACCGTGCTCATCAAACACGCGATCGCCTATCTTGAGCAGACCCACACGCACGTATCCACGCTCATCAGCAACAGGAATCAACTCATCATTCGAATGAGCCTTACCGGTGCCAGGTGGGGCCAACAGGATCACGTTACACATCTCCGGGCGAGCCAGAGAACTCAGCAGAGAGATCTTCTCGTTCTCTCGGCCCACAATCTCACGAGCAGGCGACGCAAGCTTCGCCGCAAAGTCTCGAAGCATCGGATACTTGTCATTCAAACGATCGTCATCGAACAAATCGTTCCTCCATTTCTCATTTCAATCGATTCAACTGGTACACCAGTCATTCTAGCATAGTTGGTAATGACAACAGAAACAAAACAGAAACAGGAAACCGCCCCCACTGGATTTCTCCAGCAGGGGCGGTTGCGTAAGGGTTCAACCCTTGGGGTGAGACGCTCAGAACTCCGGCTCGGAATCCTCGATCTCCGCTGCTTCGACCTCAGGCGCAGCAGCCTCGGCAGAAACCTCAGCCTGTGCGTCCTTCTCAGCCGCCTTGCGAGCCTTCTCGGCCTCAGCGACAGCCTTGGTGTGAGCGAAGAGCTCGGGAAGCGTGTTCTCGGTGATCGGACCCAGCTCAGACGGCTTCAGCGTCTTGGTGTTGAGCACCAGACCCGACTGCTTGCCGGAAGCCGACATAAGGTCAGCCTTCACCGCAATAACCTGCGGGCCGGGCTTACCATTCCGATCGGGCATCTGGATGACATTGTCACCCGCAGCCGCAACCATTGCGTCCAGCTGAGACGCACTGTAAGGAACCTGGTGATCGTACACGGTACGACCATCAAAGGCCTTCTTCTTCGACGCCAAGTGCGGCACTCGCTGAGGGGCAAGGCCCTCAACAGGTCGCACCATAGCGTCTAGGAAAACACGCTTTCCGTCCTTCGTCTCGGCGTTGGGATACTTGACAACAAGCAACTCAACGCCCTTCATCGCGTCCTTACCACGTAGAGTAGCCATAATAGACCAACTCCTTCCTAATCCTGCTCCGCAGAGCATCGGTCGAGGGTTAATCAGCCCTCTCACATACATGGACTTGTTCCATGCAGCGCTCTCTCATCATAGATGAAAGAAATCCTGAATGTCAAGGCGAATCTCATACCAGTTCCATCGAATCCACGGAATCCATCGATTGAGTCTCGCTCTCTTCCAACACCTGTTCCAGCTGAGGTACCAAACGCTCAGTCTCGCTCCACGTGCTTGTCCGCACGATTCCGGCAAGACCTTCATCGAACGTCACCGTTGCACTACGGCGAACACGCTTTGCTACCGGCACTACATCGCTGAGAGCACTCGTGAGAATGAGATCCCCGGTCTTCTTCGCTGACATCTGGCGTTCCAGATCATCAGCAACGCGATTCATACGACGGACATCATCAAGGGGGAGAACCATCTCGATGATGTCTCCCTGACCAGACTCATGCAGATACGTTTGTGCATCGTCGATGAGACGTTGACGCCTGCGAGCCCAGGTGACGAACCGATCGGCAACATGGCGACCAAGCGCCATGTCCACAACAGTATCAGAACGCACGTCGTGCAGATCCATACCCTTCGTCTGAGACAACGCCCATCGCTCCCCTGGAACAACGGTGACAGCATCGCTTTGCTTACCTTGATCATCACTGCGCGCATCATCTTGTATCGCCTGCAATACAAGACCTTTCCCGGACAGCATCGACACAAGATCGGCTGTTCGGGAAGCCAATGATGCACGAGCGCGCTCCAAGCGTTGCTTCAAAGTGGTCCGTCCAGCTTTCCCACCAGCCACCAGCAAGCGCCCACCGCTCACGCCGTGAGCAGCAACACCAAGTTTCTCAGCTTCATCAGCGTCCTTCATCTTCGGAATCGAGCGATCTGCCAGCAGAGCTTCGAGACCAACGACTGCTTCGCGTCGCTTATCCACCGATTCCAACACGTCTTTCCACGAGTCGTCATCGCGGTGCTGCCCGTCAACACCCACAGCCAACGGCCCAAGCAACGATCGATACTTACTGACACAACGTGCGTGGTATTCCTCTTCCTCCAGATACAGCTTGTGCATCACCTCAGACTGTGGGGATACCGCGCCTGCCTGAAGACCGGCTTCCCAGTCAGCAGTACGCATACGCCAATACTCACGCTGCGTATCATGCTCTCGTAGACGAGCTCCATACGATCGAAGGCGCAGTGAGAATCCAACCAAATCATCATCAGCGCTCATACCCTGAGCCTGAGTCTTCATGCGCTGAGATTGCGTTGCCATGAGCGTCTCCACATCCTGGCTCATCACGTTGAGCATCGGTGTACGCACAGAGAGAGCCTCGGGTGGAAGAGATTGCAGCACTTGATACAGACCGTTGATACTTCGTTCCATAATCGTTTCATGGCCCCGATGGATCAGCGCTCGCTTCTCCTGGTCACTCAACCCTTCACGATGAGCTCGACGGTTCGCATATGTCTCCACAGCCAACATCGCAGATCCCATGGGGGAACCAGGGCGATCGAGCAACTCAGTGACGAGCTCTGTCGCAACACTGTTCGCACGTCGCATCTCCGGTCGATTGGACCCGTACCGCCACAGCGTCTTGTCAGCAGGCAAACATGCCAACAACAACTGGGGCAGTGACTCATCGAGCACTTTCTCATGAGCCCAACGCTTCACGAACGCAGCCACATTCAGACGCTCATACCCCACAGCACTGGACATATGAGCCACGTGCTGGTTCTCATCAAGCCACGAGTCAACACCTCGTCGCAACAACGATATGTCCGTGCTGGTGAGCTTGCCCTTCTGTTGCATGCCCTTCTCTGTACGCACACGTCGACCGAGCCCGGCATCGACCATGGCAAGGTGGCAGTGAACATGCAAGGTATCAACCTGGATGACTCCCACGTAGCGCAGATCATCGAAACGATGACCCATACGCTCAAGGCCATGCATAATCGCCATACGCAGACGCATCTGATCGATATGACCTCGATAGTCCCCCTTGTTCTTAGCCACGAAGCCCTTGGGGACAACCCCCGTCTCCTGAAGATATTCAGGACTAAAGGACAGCACAGTCTTCATCACCGTATGCCCCTCGTCAAACAGACGCTGGATGTCAGCACTGGCACGACGCACACCCTCATCTGACAACGATGGCTGACCATAGCCAAAAGCAACACCGCCTTGTCCAGACACATGTAGAACGCCATCTTTCACTTGATGCCGCGTCACGGCTTTCTCAGTAGCGCTTTCTCGCGCCATGTAGCGCAAGATGAAATCCTCAGTATCACGTCGACGAATAGGAGCGACAGGCTCAGTCGCACCTTTACGAGCCATGTAGCGCATCACGTAAGCACCGGGTGTGCCACCGCGAGAACCGCCGTGCTTACCACCGCCTGGAGTTGGCACACTGAACTCGTTGACAACAACAATGCTCTGCTTCAAGCTCATGATATCGACACACCTTTCTGTCATTACGTCAAGTTACTTCAAATCGCGTCTATTTTTTAAATAAAGATCGTTACATACATACAGTGAAGTGTCGACAGGGGCGGCAGGTATGTCCCACCGCCCCTGTCATTGCATCATCGGCTCATGGCGTCAGGCTTCGAACTCATCGAAATCAGCAGCGTCAATCTCGTCCGCCGTTGCGACCGGTGCCACTGCCTCCACAGCCTCACGAGCTGACAGACGCTTACGCTCCGTGTCTCGCTCGGCATCAGCGACAGCCTCGTGCAGATCCTCGATCGAATCAACCTCAGGCTGAGCCAGAATCTCGGGCGCGTTCTGAGCAACCGACGTGTTGATGACATCAGCCACGACCTCGCGGAAGGTCGACGCCAGAGCATCCGTCGTCAGAGTTGCGCGCTGGTTCTCAGCGTCATCCACAACCTCAGACTGAGCCTGGGCGACAGGAGCAGACTGAATCTCAGCCTCAGCCTCGGGCGCAACCTCAGCCTCAGTTTCATCTGCACGCTGAGCCGCCTGAGCGTTGCGCATGAGCGCATCGAAGAGAGGCGAGTCCATGACGGGCAGCACGGTCGGCTCACCGCTGAGAGCCTGAGCGATCGATGCGCCCTCGGTCTCGTTGGTACGACCATCGGTACCCTCGTCATCAAACTGAGATTCCATCCCAGCGAAAACATCATTCACATGATCCGTGCGCTCCAACGCATGATCGACAGACGTCTCGTTCTCATAATCACGAGCACGGATCTGAGCGAGGTAGTCCGGGAAGTAGTCGGATAGATCCAGACCCGATGTCACAGCGTCGACAACCAGGCCATCCCGATCGACGACATCGAGGAATGCCAGCGGCGCTTCGTTCTCGTTACGAGGTGCGATAACAACACCTTCATAGTGAGCCGGGAGCATCCACACCTGGTTGAGCAGATCGCTGGGTGGCTCGAAGCCCTCGTTGAAAAAGCCCTTTTCGACCAACGACACCAGCTGCTCGTCGGTGAACTCGTAGAATGCATCGACGGTTGTTGCACCGCCGTCCATCTGATCGAAATCCACCTCTGTCACGCCATAGGCGATCTCAGGCGATCCGTAGGGAACGAGTCCCACGAGACGACCTCGGACGTGAAGAACCGGTCGGTAGTTCGACCTGGCCCCGTGATTGGTGAAGTACAAGGTGTCAACGAGCACCTTGATGTCAGCTTCACCCTTGACCTCACGAGACTCAACGCCTCGCATCGATAGCGCGTGTCGCGCCCAACGGTTGGAGCGCTTCATGCCGGTTACTGTACTCATGTTCCTTCTTTCTTTGTTGGTTGGTGGATACCCCAACGCGATCAGCGTTGGCGAGACTTCTTCTCTGCCTTCTTCGCCTTCTTCTCAGACTTGTCAGACTTATCAATAGCCTTGGCACTCGTGTCGAACTCAGCACGATCAACCCAACGATGCATCGCAGCGAATACCTTGTTCAGACCACGATGACCCAGTGCGCACAGCCAGATCACACCAGCCGAGATCACAATCGTAATGAGTAGCATGGGAGCAACCCAGTATGCGATGAAAGCCTCCGTGCTTGGAGCATTTGCGCTCGTCACGCCGAGACCGTCTTGGACAAGACGACCCATGTTCGGGATGACCTTCAGAGCACCCCACAGCATGATCCATAGGCTCACAAGAACCCAGGAGACAAAGCCGATAACGCGCGCCACGACGTAGACGCCCATACGAGCACTGCGCTTAATCGAGCCCTTCTCATCGAGGGTCATAGGCGTGCGAGCAGTGTTAATGAGAGAAGACAGATTCATAACAGATTCCTTTCGGGTTATTGATTAAAAAGTGGAAGAACGAGTGGGACCGCACCCATCATCGCTCAGTAGGTTCGATCGCGTCCAGGAGCACCGGCCCAACCGGTGATGTCCGAGATCGAACCGTCGCTATCAAGCGTGTAGCTCATAGTGGAATACGACGTGCTCGTCGCCTTTCCATCGGAGCTCGTTGTCTTAATGCCAACGACAGCGAAATAGGTGTACTTCGTACCGTCAACATTGGTCACAGAGGTCGTGAAACTGTCGAGAGACGAGTTCGCGCCCTCATAGGCGAAGTACGTCTTTCCAGACGAGTCCGTACGCCATGCACCGGCCTCTTCTCCCGGCATGAACACCGTGAGGAACTGAGAGGTCTCGTCCAGATGCCAACGATCGATGAGAGCCTGTCGCGCAGAGATGTACTCGTTGCCACTCGACCACGTAAGCGCCTGCTTCATGATCGCCTTCATGTTCTCGTCATCGCTGTGCTTACGCGCCGGGGACATACCCGTTGCCTCAGACGAAACAACCTCTTGGTTGTTCGTCGTCGACGTTTCCAGCGACGAGAGCTGCGATTGCAGCTGCTGTACCTGAGCCTCGTTACGAGCATTCTCATCGGCCACATGATCGCTGTGCGTCGCCGCAACACCGACACCACCCAGGAGGATCGCGCTTCCTGCGATCAGCGCACCAAACCGTGCGATCACAGGCTTCTTCTTGTTCTCTTTTGCCATCTCAACCAACTCCGTTCTCGTGAGCAGTATCATCGCTGACAAGCAGACGCGCACCGGCGCTCGTCACACCGGTGTGAACACCGAAGAACGTTCCCGAGGCAGCATCATACGTGGCCGTCGTCCACGCCAACAGCGTGCCGTCAGAACTCTTGCACAGCCATGCGATCGGCAATGCCGACGTGTCTGTCACGCCATATGTGACAACCGATTCCCATTCGTACTGATCAGCGGGCAAGGCACTCGTCTGACCCGAGGCGTCTTTCGCCAGAGGCGCGTACCAACGCACAGCAGCCCCATCAGGAACAAACTCGGCAAGCCGAGCATGTAGATCAGCCACACGCTGCGCATCTGCGTCCGAGGTGCTCGTCGACCATCCACGGTATTCGTTCTGGAGATCGGCCACCTGCTGGCTCTTCTCCTGGAGAGAATTCACAGCCGCCTTCGCGCCCTCGACATCGGGCACAACCTCAGATGCCTGCTGAGCCTGAGCAACCTGAGCAGTCAAAGTCTGAATCTCAGCGCTTCGATCGATCGGAGCACTCTGAGTACCCACAATTGCAATACCGATTCCCATTGCAGCCAGGCCCAGGCCAGCTGCGATCTTCAGATCGATACGACGCTTCTTACCATCACCGTCATTATCGTGAGCCTTCTTTTCGGCGCGCTGAGCCTTCTTACGTTCGAGCTCATCGGCCAATTCCTGGCCACTCTTCCAATGCGTTTTCGGCGTTGGTGTCTTCGCCCATTCACTGAGCTTGCTCATTCGATCTGCCATGGTCATCACTCCCTTTCTCTATCTCTTTTCCACTGACGTGATTTCACTCGTGTATCAACATAATCAATCATATCATAACACCCCGCACCAGATGCAATCATCCAGTACGGGGTGCCATGAGTGATGCTACATGATCACGGACCAGGGGTCAGACGAGAGTTCTTATCGCCCTGACCCTTTTGCATGGTGGACGGAACCGTCACCGATGCAAACTTCGAGGAAGACTCCTTCGTGGTGTTTCGATACGCGACATAGTCCGTATCGAGACCCGTCGAACCAGTGTAAAACTGGCCCACTGTCGGAGCACGATCGTTGAGCGAACCCGAGACAATCTCACCCTGGGGCTCGTAGTTACCCTCGCCCCAGACTTCCTTCACAGAGTCCTCGCCCACATACATAACCGTGTGCGACACACCGCCAGTTGTACGCAAGAGGATGTCACCGGGCTGAAGCTTGGACTTATCGCCGTTGTAGTCGATCTTGGTCCACTTCGAGCCACCCTGGCCCTGGAGATACTCCAGCTGGTTGGACACGCCACCAGCAGGATACGTATCGTCAGTACCAGACCAGCGAACAGCGGTGGCAACAGTACGGTCGCACGAGGCGAAGTAGTTATCCGACTCACCGAGCACCTCCTTGTGGAGGTACTTGTAGATGTCGGTGCCGTCGTTACCCTTACCATCGTCGTTATACGGCCATGCGTAAGAGATCGCAGCCTTGACCATCGTAGAGTTGTCCACCTTGCCGCCGTGCGACTTACACTTGCTGGCAGCAGCGGCAACAGAGCTGTTGTTCGCGCCAGTCACAGCGCTACCGGATTGAGCGAGGATCGAATCAGCCAGAGACTGGTTCTTCTCCCAGCCGCCCATCTTGGCAAACCAGGTACCAGCAGCGCTCTCGCGAGAGCCGAGCGTGCCGTCGTTGATGCCCTCCCACTTCGTGAGGAAGTACGAGGTCGACGCAGAGACGCTACCACCCTCGGAGTTGTCGATCAGAGCCTTCACCTGAGCCACGCGGGCCGGATCATCCTTCGAGATCATGAAGCCGAGCTGAGTTTCCAGCGTCGACCACGGCTTACCAATCGACTGTGCATACTCGGTGAGCAGTGCGTTACGACCGTTGGTCCACTGCCCCAAGCCGATACCCATGAGATCGATCGCGGGGAAACGGGCCGAGTACGCAGGATCCACCTGTGCAATCTTGAAGCCCTTGGCCTCAGCATCTTGCTTACGAGGCCCGATCGTGAACTTCTCGTCAAAGATCGTCTCCACACCGGTCGGGTCAATACCCGACTCATGGCTCCAGTTGCCCAGAACACCGGCGATGTTCTCATCCGACATACCCCATGCCGACAGCACCGAGTAGACAGTCTTCGCATTCTCTTCAGTCTTAGCCGAGACATCACCAACAGCGCCGTCTGCTGCCTTTGCTGCGTTTTCAACAGCCACGGTACATGGTTCGAGCAACCCATCGTTACGAGCAGCCATATCGCCGTCACGCAGAGCAACTGCACCACCGGTGATGACCGCAACCACACCGACAACCGCTGCCGTAACTGTTGCAACAGTAGCGGTTGCCGCCGACACAGCTCCACCCAATGCGCTTGCAACAGCAGCACCGGCACTCGCAAAGAAACCAACCACAGCCTTCGCTGCCGCAACAACAGCTCCAACAACCATGGAATACAGCGACTGTGCCGCCGCCATGATCGACATCATGACCGTCTTGAGCCAGTTGAGGAACATAGTCAGCGCAGCAGCTTGCGCCGCAGCAGGAGCGGCTGCACCCGCAGTAGCTCCGGTCGCAGCCTTACGAGCACCACCCTGGCCCTGACCCCCCTGAATGCCACCACCCAGCAGACCACCGTCGCCGGGCTCAGCACCGCCGGATCCCATCACATCGGTACCGTTCGCTCCTGTGTCAGTTCCCGTGTCCACAGGCTCATTGGACTGAGCAGACGGTTCAATACCGGTATCCTGACTCTGAGAGAGCTTGTCAATACCCTCTGGTTTCATACCTATCTCCTTTTCGTTCGTTTCGTTACGTTCCACACTCAGTACAACGTCAACACGTTGTCATTTGTATTCTGCGTTGTGGTCGTTCGCACATTACGCAACTCGATCTCCAGATTGAGAAGATCGTTGTAGGACGTGACCTGATACGCCTTCTTGTGATCGTAATAGGTCTGCCAGGACGTAATGAGATTGCTACGCAGATCCAGCAGCGGCTTCACCAACATGTCACGATTCGTGTAGGAAGTCAACGACGTGCCATTGTTGAGCGTAAACTCAACCTTCTGCCAATCAGGAGAGGACGTAGACAGCGCAGCCTGAGACTTCATGAAGTCCACGTAGCTCATACCCTTAGGTACAACCTGATCCAGGTAGCCTTCGTTCACCGACCCATGACGCCAATCGAAATCGTAACCACCAGGCACCACAGTCTTGGAAGACAGGAACAGCGTTGACTGACCGCCCTTGTTGCTCTTCGCATCATGACCAGTCACTTGATCGCCTGCGATAACGTCAGGAACAACCGGCTCTTCCAACTTCAGCATCGTACCGCGATCGTTCACAGGAGTGGTGGCAATCTGCGACATATACTGATCGATCTTAGCCAGATCAGCCTGCATCTGAAGCAGCTGACCATCCATCTGATCACGCAGCTTCTGCTCAGCATCACGAGTCACAGCCTCATGGTAAACATCGCCTGCATTGAACTCAGTACCAGCCGTACCAAGATTCATCGTGATCGAGCCCGACGCCACGGGGTTGAACGCAATACGCATCTGGTCGTATCGCTGGAACGACTTATCACCCTCGTTAGGATCAGTCTTTGACGAAGACGATCCACCAGACTGAGGTGCACTGGCGGCGCCTTCCCCATCCTTATACGAGATCTCACGGTTGATGCGAATCGTCATATCGAGGATCTGGAGATCAAAACCGTTCGGATTGTCCAAAACAACCGCCATGTACTTAGCGTTGTTACCAAACGTCACGTAGCGAGCCGTGATCGACTTACCCTTCAACGAGTGCTGATGAAGCTCGCGATCGGTACCCGTCAGGAACACCTGGTAGTCATCCGCATTCGCAGGAAGACGTGCCTCATCACGAGCATTGAGCAACACCATCGTGCGCGTCTTGGAGGGGTCAGTATAGACACCCATCACACGACCGGTCGCCTGCGTACGCGAGGTCGTAAACGACTGGGTGTACATCGCGGTCGCACTGAGCTGTTCCTGGGCGTTCGTGTAAGACGAAACACCCGCACCGGTGAGCAGTGCTGCACCCGTCAGGCTGAACACAGCCACGGCAACACCAAATCGCTCCATCGCATGATGTGAATCAAACTTGAAGCGGGTCTGGAATGCCTTGAACTTCTGTGCAAAGCTAGACGGGACACTGTCATACTCTGCGCCCTCAACAGTGGCATCATCACGAACGTCATCCGCAGATGCATTCTGATTCTCACCGTTCTTGTTTTTACCCCATACCATATTGTGATCCTTTCAATTCGTGTTCTGCATTTTCTTTTTAATCCGGGAGTAGACGTGTGGATAGCAACAGCCGGAGCCGGATAGACCGGCCCCGGCTGTCACAGCGAACTTTTGACCATCTTGACCATCGGTTGTGTTATTAAAACATGGTCAGAAGATACGGCAGAATCATGCCTCCACCGAGATCCTCAATGGTTTTCTGACCACCCTCAGCGATGCTGAAGATAAGAGTGCCACCACCGGCCATGGCCGCACCACCCACGATGATGAGCAGTGCAACAGTGACCCACGAGGTCTGCTGAGCAGACTGGCCACCGAAAAGCTTGGCGAAGAACTTGTAAGCGCCCCAGCCAACGGCACAGGTGCCAATCAGGACGATCACAGCGCCAATAATGACCCTGGCGTAAGTCGTCGAGTTGGTAATGAAGCTCTTCAGATCCCAGTCCGCAACAAGCGGATGATCCGCGATCGCGAAGAGTGCACGATTCGCCTGGACGTTGAGGACATCGATCGTCTGAGTAGCGAGAATATCGAGAGACATATGATCTCTCCTTTCATTCAGAAGTAGTTGTACATGTTGCATCTGGCCAGAGCCCGGCTGGTTGTCAGATGCCTACACTCATGACCTAGATACATACTACACAACCCACGCACATCAAGCAAGTGAAACACCCTCGATCACGCTGGAGATCCAGCATAATCGAGGGCGTCATGAGTGTCACATGAACACTCTCACATAGTCACCGTGAACTCACGAGGGCATCGGCGGCATCGAGGAACCACCCGAAGGCTTCACGCCTTTCAGGCCCTTGCCCGCCTTACCCGACGCGCTCTTAGCTCCACCGTTCACAGCCTTCCCGGACGAAGGCATCTGCGACGAACCCTGACGAGGCGCACTCAGGGAACGAGAGCTGCTACCACGGGACGGTGCCGGTCGAGACGGAGCAGGATTCTGCACAGGAGCCTGTGCCGGGACCTGCGGCTGAAGCTGTGCCTGAGACTGACGAACCTGCTGGTTCTGAGCAGGAGCCTGTCGCTGAACACCCACCGCACCACGTTGAGGCTGAGACTGCTGAGACTGCTGCGACTGGCTCGTCTGACGCGCTGGCTGAACAGGACGTGGAGCCTCAGCCGACTGACGGTGAGCCTTCGCCTCTTGACCCTTGGTCTGAGCACTCTGGACATCACCCAGAGCCTTCTGGCCGTCCTGAGCAGCGCCTGCGACATCACCAGAGTAAGCCTTGGCAGCGGCCTTACCACCGTGCCACACGGCCTTCACACCAGACGTTGCCTGATCAACACGCGCCTTATCAGCCTTGTTGTGAGCATCCATCGTCGACTGAATCGACCCTGTCGTCTCACTCATAGCGTCATCGGCGTTGTTGGCGACCTTGCTCGATGCAGCTGCATCAGCCTGCGGACCAGCCTCAAGTTGAGACGGCTCAGACAAACCACCACGAGCATCAACTTCACTTGCGAGCTGACGATCCGACTCGGATGTCATCAGTGCGCTGGAGTTGTCATTGCTTGTGCTGTTATCAACGTTCACGCCACCAGATCCGTCGCTGAGCAGCAAACCGCCACCACCGCCACTACCAGTAGGAGCGTTCGGATCACCACCGGATGCACCGGGACCGATCTCATCGGGACCAGGGCCATCAGTACCGTTGATCGAGAGTATCGATCCACCGCCCATGCCAGAGACACCGCCGTTTCCATCCTGAATACCACCAGAGTCAGCCATGAGACCACTCGATGCACCGCCGCGTCCCGAACCAGAGCCCAGACCGCCACGACCACTCATCAGACGGTTAGCGGCAGCAGAGCCAACGCCTGCGCCAACGCCACCGGCCAGAGCGGGCATCAGCTTTCCACCACCAACAGGGGGAGCAACATTCGTGTCCAGGAACTTGTCGACGATCTTCGTGACAGCCTCGTTGAGACCCTTCACGAATGCACCACGGAAGTGCATCATCTTCCACGTCAGGAGAATCAGCATCACAGTGGACACCAGCGACGTGAAGAGCGTGACGTTACCGCTGTTCTTCAGGTAGGTACCGAAACCACCCATCGAGTTGAACATGTGCTCCAATCCACCCTCGAAGATACCGGGAATCGACAGAATGATCTCCTGGACGAGACGGTAGATGAACATGGTTGCGATGATCTCGGTAATCATCGTAAAGGTGTAGATAACCACCTTCGCGATACCTGCCATGGAACCCAGCGTTGCGAACGGAACCGCCGTGATGATGTGCATCGAGTTCTTGATCGCACCGGTGAACATACCGAATGCGTAACCAAGGCCAAGCACGATGAAGCACAGCAGCGTCACAGCGCCATTAACCCAGTACAGCCAACTCACACCAGCAGAACCAACCAGATTCACCGAGTTGTGGTATTCACGCGTCGCAGACGACACGGCCTTGCTCGACGAATACACGGTTGCTGAATTCTTACTGAAAAACGTGTTCAAGTAGTTGTACATAGACAACGCGGACATGTTAGCGCTGTTGAAGTTCTCACCGAGCATCACCCAGTCACCAGCGTACTTATCGCCACTCGTCGTGAACGTAATAGTACCGCTCTCACCAGACGCCTGAAGACCAGATCCCTCACGAACCTTCAGCACCGGGTTATCCGATGCCTTGGTCGCAGAACAACCCTTGCCATCAGCCTTGGTCGAACCATCGGCCTGAACATTAAACCAGGTCGTCGCACAGCTCTTGACCTGCTCCTGGCCGCTCGATGCCTGCTGGCTGATACGACCCTTGATGGCCGTATCAAAGTCGGATGCCTGGTACGACTGAGCAGTCGTGTAACGCAGGAGCATCTCCATGGCAGCCACGTAGGTGAAATCCTTCAGACCACCGCTCGATGTCGTATCTGCCTTCGCAGCCTCCGTGGAGATAGAGCCAAGGCCAGACACATCAATATCCGACACAGACGAGAATGCACCCGAGTTCGCAAGCTTGTTGATCGCCACAGTCGTCTGACGCAGCTTGTTCACAGATGCGCCGGTCGGAGTCTGCTTAGACGAATCCCACTGAAGCGTAGCATTGTCCGGCACAGCAAGACGATCCTTCTTTGCCCAATTCTCGAAGTCCACAAACGTGGAGATCACAACGCGCGTCGCACCCATACCAGCACCCGCCGTCGCATCCTTCATGACACCCAACGAGGACGTGTACATCGATCCGATGAGAGGCAGACCCACACCCAGGAACAGCATGCGAATCACCAGCTTCTTCAAGCCATTCAGCGCATTGCCCTTCTTCCACATGAGCGACGAGATGATGAACGTGAAGATAAAGAGCGGAACAAGCACAGTCCACGAGAGGTTCACAAGCGCCTGATACCAGCCGCTGAACCACGTATCAAGACTCTGCATCCACACCGGCACACCCTGTCCACCGGTCATGCCGTTGGCCATAGCCGTGCTCGATGCGGAAATCGCAGAGAAGAAGAGCTTAAACGGGTTGAGGGTTTCTAGCAGCCAGATCACAGCCGAGAAAATCGTGTCAATACCACCGGCAAGCAGGTACAGCAACGCCATAATGGAACCGAACACCATATTCTGGATATGGAGACCCAGACCCGTCGACGTAGAGTCAATGCCCAGCGAATTCAACAGCGAGCCGTACTGCGCGTACGCAAGAACACCGCTGTACGCAGAGTTTGCGCTGCTCGATTCGTTATCACGAACCTTCAACGAGTCGTAACCAACTGTGTTAGATGCACCAGTAGCTGCCGAAGCCAACCAACCGGAGAAGCTCGAAATATCGTTGTCTCCATAACCGATCAAGGCACCACCTTCACCAGCATTCTGCGCGATCGTCGTCCAACCCTCATCCGCCGAGAGACCCTCGCCTTCACCAGGCTTTGCCGCATCGGAGAAATAGGCAGTAACGTTCGATGAGAGGGTGTAGAAATCGTACTTCTCAGCTTTGTCCTTGTCAGCGTACGCGCTTCCGCCGATCATAGTCAGGCCAAAAACAGCGATGAGCACAGCGGCAACGAACGACATCACACGGGTGAGGCCCCGAACTGCTCGAACACGATTTGTGGGCATCAACGAACTCTCTCCTTTCTTATCGTGGTTATTCTTGTTCACTTGTTCTTCCTTTCCGCTGATTTCCTGCGATCTTTCTGCTTCTTCTGCTTCGACATAACAGCTCCCCTGTGTCGACCAGGAGCAACACTCCCATCGTAGGTAATCTCACGCACATGAGCATTGAGACCGAGCGCAAGGTCACGCTTGAACACAACGTTCACCGTCCCTCGTCGCAAGAACGTGAGACCCTCCCCTCGACGAGTGATGACCTTCTTCATGTCGACGGGGATCTGCTTGGCCAGCTTCTTCTCGTACACAGGCACGAGAGCGTCACTCATGGCACCCAGCGCCGTCCAATCGGCCTCATCGAAGTGGTTGAACTCAGAGTCATCCAGCATCGCCTTCACACCGTTGTAGCACAGAGCAACACGACCATTACGACGGAAGAGGCGCTGGAACTGCTCCGTCATGTAGGGCTTCACGCCCTTATCGATCAACTCAGCACCGTGGATGACAAGAGTGTCACCTTCACCCAAAGCCGAAGCCGCGAACGCCAGCACATTGACGAGCTGTGCCATCGCAACACCCTTCCCACGATCCACCAGAGCCGAGAAATCATAAATGACGCGACGAGCCTTCTGGGTTCCGTCAATGACATCATTCGTGATGACGTTGAACAAGTCACCGTTTGCACTCAGCATGGACTTGAAGACAGATGCCAGCACAGAGTATGCGTGCACCATCTCATCATCACGGTTAGCCCTGCCGGTCAGCGCCTTATAGCGCTGATCCAGATACGTGACGAACAGCTTCAGCTGCGGTACCTGATCGTGAGGCACGCCCACAAGACGCAAACGATCCTGATTCGCCTTCGCATTACGCGCCCACATGTTCTGATCCACGTAGAACTGCTCCAGAGTATCCTTCAGCTGCGACTGAATGATCGTCCGATCGTCATCGGTAGGCTGATACACCTGCTCAGTCAGGAGCACCATCTTTTCCAGATGGGTCGAGAACAGTGAGAGCTGATCCTTGCGATCACCGAAGACCTCAAAGGGATTGACATCGCCTTGCGACATGTCAATGCACGCAGTGATCGTATCCATACGAGGGCCAAGCACACCCGTCAGATCAGCCCCGTCGAGAATGATGTGCACAACACGCTTGTTGTTGATCAGTGCTGCCTGCGAGATCTTCGATCCCCACATATCGGCAACCTGAGCCCTGTTCATGATCTCAGCACGAGACTTATCGTCATCAGCAACCACCACGTGATGGCTGTACTGATCCACGTCCATCAGGACGCCCGAGTTGTTCACGTCACCGACCATGTAGCCGACAAACTCGCCACCTCGGTCATTGAGACCGTTGGTGACAAGGTTGAACGCACCCGCCAGCTCAGTCGAGGTGAAGTGGAAACCCTTGCCTTTCTTCGACGCATTGGGGGCGAACAACGTTGCCAACTCCTGGCGCTGGAGACCAGGGTGCGCAGCGATCGACAGGTTACCCACGCTATCGATGTACCGACGACGCAGATCATCGATGACATCATCGAGGATCTCCAGCGATGCGGCCTTCAGAAGAATGCGGTAGTGCACAGACAGGTAGGCAGCACCATCCTGGATCTCAGCGATCGCCTGCTCAACTTCAGCAGACACCTTCGATGCCTTACGACGAGACGATTTCGTGCCATTCTCACTCTGCTCCTGCTCTTCGAGACGATCGAGGCGCTCAGACGCCTTGATCTTGTCCTTGAGCCAGGACTCAGTCACGCGCGAGACCTGCTGGAGCAGAACAGCCGTCACGTTCTGAGGCAAATACGGAATGAGGTTCACACCCCAGAACGGAGGGAGCTCATCACGGGCGCTCTCGTCGTGGAAGTAGCCCAGGATACACCCGACGTTCCCATCAATCTCGAAGTAGTCCGAGTGGAACACATAGCCCTGACGAGGCTTCACTGCCAAGAGATGTGCATACTCCTTAAACGTTGCACCGTTGGTCTTAGCAAACAACGCCTTGCGCTCCTTACGAGACATACCCTTCAAGCTTCGCTGTTGCGACGCAGCACGATCGCGCGCCTCATCAGCAGCCATCGAGGCACTCGCTTCGCGAACGCGAGAGGTCGCCATACCCCACGGTGATGACTCATCCGGTGCGATCACATTCGTGACACTATCCTTTTTCGCCATAGATGCCACTCCTTTCCATCATAATTACTGTCGTGGTCAATTGAAGACCGATTATGGTCGTTCCTCAGGCTATTCTACACGAAAACCAGGCAAAATACCATCGCACAGCGATTATTTATGTCCATTAGATACCCAACAACCCCGGACGCGAACGTCCGGGGTTGCGGTAGCTCCTACAGCCCTGTTCTCACTTGGTGACAACCGGCCCGTAATGAGTCCTCAGGAGGTCGATCGTCTCATCATACGTGAGCATAGCCACCTGCTTAAACATCAGCGACGAGTCAGCCGCTTCAGCATCGAGCAAATTGTGAGCCTTGCGCAGGTCTTCCTCATTGCTGGCCGTAATAATCAGATACTGGTGGATGCTGGAAAAACTCTTCCCCACGTAACTGTTGAGGGACTCATACTGCTCGTCCATCAGAGCCACCAGCTCAGGATCACGAGCCTCAGGATCCAATGCACGATTACGCTTCTCCAGAGCAGCCTTCTGCGCATACACGCGCTGTGGTTCCTTCGTGGTGATGAACTCCAATTCCACGCCCGGTTCCAGCTTGCGATAGAAACGATCGTTACGGTTCAGAATTGCATCTCGGTCTTGATCGAAAAGCAAGCGCGACGCAGAACCCACAACGGAATAAGCCTGACCCACCATGCCATCCGCATAGGTAATGAAAGCCGTCTTCTCGTCGACATCCTTGATGCCGACGATCGAGTGGAACTGACCAGGGCTCGAATCAGATCGCGTCAGCACCTTGCGCGCTGTCTTCGGTAGATAGTCGAACAAAGCTATGATCATCTCACCGCGCATCTCCTTTGTCTTCGAGTACGCAGCGAAATACGCCGTGGCAGCAATCCACCAAATCGCGATAAACAACTGATAGCCGAAACTCGCACCCTTCAACGGCGTGCCCATGAGCACCCACATGAGGGCGACAATGCTACCGATCCAGGCAAAGATCACCTTCATCGGAAGCGGCTTCAACTTCACCGAGTTATTCGACAGGCTCAACTCATGATCGAGAATCGTCCGATCCAGCGACACGGGAATGGAATACCGTTCTTTGACAGCCATTCACAACCCTCCTTTCTTACCTCACATCCGTCACATCACTTGTCGAACGAGAACGCGATACCACGCGTCCCATCCGGCTTATCTTCCAGAGACAGGTAGGCATCGAAGGTCTTTCCCGTCTTCTTGGACTTCATGCCCTTGATCAGAACCTTCTCACCCGCCTCGATCTTCTCACGCTGTTCATCGGTGAGCTTCACACCGAGCATCGACTTGGGAGCAACGCCCCTCTTGGCAGCAGCAGTCGGCTTGGAGAAATCAGCCTTGAAGCCGACGAACTTCCGGCCCTTGAACTCACTCTCTTCGAGAGCCCCGACAACAGAGAAATCGTTACCCGTCTTCGCAGACGTGGCAGTGATCTCGATGTCCTTACCAGCCAGGAGATCCATACACTCCTGATCGGTGAAACGATGGCCGCTCCACGTACGGTTGAACTTCACGTGCTTGTTGGCAGGTGCCCACGTACCCTCGAAGTATTCCTTCTCGACAAATTCGCTCATTCCAAGTTCCTTTCGCATTGTTTGTGCATTCGCCGTCATGGCGGCAATATCATCTGTGATCAGTCCGGCCACCTCAGCCAGAACGTCGTCTGCATTCTTCTGACCCTTGGCCACAGCCTTCATGTCAGCGAACACTCGTTCGGTGATCGTGAGATCACCAATGTGAGTACCCGGCAACAGCCGGTAGCTCATGTCACCATGCTCAGTGAGGGCAATCTTGCCCCTCGTTTCGGTCATGAGGGGGTAACGAGCCTTCGAGCTCGACACCTCAGCGAACGTCGACGTACGGGTCGCACCCGTGCCAACGTCACGTCGCTCCAACTGTTTCATCAGCCACTTCACAGTGGGAGCCGCAGGACGCGGTGGAACACCCTCGTGAACGAACGGCTGAGCCTGAGTACCCAGACCCGTCACGTTGTTCTCGTCGTCGTCATCGTCTGCCATCGATGCACCACCGAGAACAGCCTTCCAACCCGGCTTCTTCGGCACCGAGCACGAGCCCGTGTAGGAGGGGAAGTCAATAACGTGACCCTTCTGGGCCTCGTACTCGTAGTCCTCTGCGAGGACCGCGAGAGCAGAGCGTGCCAACAGCTCATAGATCATGGCACCGGTCTTACCGTACTTTGCCTCCACGTCTGCGAGCGACGCAGGAACGTTGGGACCAGGACGGTTTGCACCGTGGGCACCAGAGTCCTTGACGTGCGTCGACCTGACAGCAGTATGCGTCAGAAGAGCTGGATCGATACCAACCGCACGCGCGATCGCAGGAGCGTTACTGACAAGCTCCGCGAATTGCTCCTTGGTAACGTGCTTGTCTTCGGTGCGGGGATAGCTGACGACTTGGGCTTCGTACATTTTTTGGTAGATTTTCAACACGTCCGCCGCCTTCACGCCCTTGGCGCTCAGCAGTGCTGACAGACCAGCCAGATCCAGCATCCGAGGCGGGCCAGAACGCTTCATGGTCTTAGAATCCACCGTCACGCTCGATGCATGAAGACCATTCAGATCGACATCACTTTCCTTGGCATGTCGCTGCGTATCAGGGTCCGAGTACATCACGCCATTCTCATCGCGGAATCGGGGCTCGTAGAACGGCACCTTCTTCCACGACTTGTGAGCCTTCAGCTGATCACCCACGAGCACGGTCATGGCCGACTTCAGTCGACCCTGGCGCAGCACAGTACGCTGCCCAGCGAGCTGGGATGCGACTCGGGTCCACTGCATGGACAGGAAGTCCCATCGGGACCGCAACCATGCCATACGGTACTCATCATGATCGTCCATCGAAGTCAGGCGCTTACGCGACGTAAACGCCTTCTTGATCGAGGCTGGAGCCTCATCGGTGAAATACATACGCGAGATGGGCTTTGTGTTCAGTCCGAGGGCAGCGATGATTTCCCAGGCTAGTAGCCCGCCTTCTCCCGATGGATCAACATCGGTAGCAATGCAAATTTCATCGCAGGAACGGAACGACGTACGAATGTCGGACAGAAGCTTCGACACACCGTCCTTCTTCTCTCGCTCGAAAGCAAGATCGTTCACATCCCACGGCAGATCACTCAGTGCCCATGAGGCATACTGCGTACGCTTCGACGGATCCACCTGATCCACCGGCTGCTTCAACTCGAAGAGATGACCGCGCGCAAACGCGATCACATAGTTCTCTCCGTTGTAGGTTCCGGTCTGACCACCCAGTGCCTTCGCAAAGTTACGCGCGGCACTAGGCTTCTCAGTGAGAATTCCAACCGTCATACATGTCCTCCAAATCTGAATCGAAAAATTATCGAAAACGTTCGTATACGAGTATATCAGAGTCGCTCAAAGACCACCATCGTTTCACCGCGATGCTTCTGACGCGACCTCGCACGCTGGAAATGATTACGCGATGCCGACGCATCAATCTCATCGACAAGGTGCCACTGCTCACCCAATACGCTCTGAGCCACTGCCGACATACGCTTGCGCCATTTCTCACTGATCTGGAAGGCGAAAACGCGCGTCGACGGAGCAACGCTCATGGAAACGACCTGCTTCCACCATTCCAAGAACGCCTCATCATCCAGATTCTCAGCACCTTGGGAAGTGTAGATCTCCGTATCACCATACGGTGGGCAGGTCAGAACCATCTCATGCGAGCCACCGCGCATATCGCGAGTAGCACTGTCGCCAAGCATCACACTGGCATTCGCCAGACCCAAACGATCAATCAGACCCTGATGAGCCGCCACCACGGCTTCAGAGATGTCTGTGCCGGTGTACATCACACCGCGCTGAGCACACGTCAAAAGACGTTCGCCCCATCCGCTACACGGGTCATACATGTGCGTCGGCCCATACCGATCGAGAACAACCGTCATCGCTGTGTTGACGAACGTTGAATACGAACGGATCTCACCGCTAATCGCCAACCCTCGCACAACCTCCAGAGCCGACTCAGGAAGCTTGCCAAGATAGTGCAACCGGTTAGCAAGCAGACGTGCGCGCAGACGACCCCACTTACGGTGATGAACCTCGTCGGCTTCCCACATCTGCAACTCGCGAGCATAGAACGTCTCCCACGTGCCGCTACGGGCAAGCCAGGAGATCTGCCTCGAACCAGCATTCGTGACATCAATATCCGCCCACTGCTGCACCTGCTTCTCCAAACCTTCTCTGAGATCAGTCAGAGATTCAGGTAGATCAAGCCATGAATACTCACGATCCCAATCGCGAGCATCAGGAGCCCCGAGAGCAAACCACAGATAGGCATCCGTCAAAGCCTCAGAGCCATCCCACAGCGTCACGTAATTCAACTGTGCTTCACGAGCCGCTTCACGCTTACGCACGTCTCGTTCAGTCCACACTTCCAATGCATTGCGGTAATACTGCGACTTCTCACCCTTCTTACGCCAAGTCCGCACCGTCTTCTGATCCATCTCACGATCGGCTTCATACCAGTGCCTACCATGCGACCACGAGCCATTGAGCTCGATAAAGAGATCACGTTCAGGGATATAAAAGTCAACAGCAAAGGGGTAGCGCTTTTCATCACGATGCTGTCGCACCACAGTCATACCGTGTTGATCCGCATACCCAACAAGCAGCTCATAAAGTGCGTCTTCCGCAGAAGAGGTAGCGAATGTGCCATTCTTTCGTTTGGTATCCATAGACCGAGCGATGATCTCATCAGATTGGAAAACATAATCTACACCATAACGCTCTTGAACCGTTTGGCGACTCTTTTCCTGAAAAACCTCAGATTCAAACGGATTGTCAACACCATAACGCTCCTGCATCGTCCGACGACGACGTTCCTGAATAACAGGAGAGAGCGAGGGGTTATCCACACCGTAATGCTCTCGAATCGTCTGGCAAATTTGATCTTTCACATCATCGCGCGCAAACGGGTTCTCAACCCCATGACGAGCCAGATGGGTTGCCTTCGCAGCAGCCTGCACCGATGGTGCATTGAAAGGACCTCGCGCATCGGCAGGAAGATCAGGGTGATTACGACGAAGAGTCTCCAACTGACGACGGCGCACATCAGGATCGAGAGCCGTGCTCGGTACACCGTAACGACGCATAGACGACTCTCGCTTACGAGCCTTGATCACCTCAGATTGCGAGACGTTATCAACTCCGTACACCTCCCGAATCGTCTGTCGCGCACGTTCACGCAGAGCGGGATCAGAGAGCACACTATCCACACCGTAACGTTCCTGAACCGTGCGTCGACGACGCTCTTTCACCTCTGGTAGCGACGATGCATTAACCACACCGTACCTATCGAGCATCGTAGTCTTGATACGCTCCCTGACCTCACTACTCGCCATAGGCGAAACACCACCATAGCGAGCCATGTTTGTCTGAGCAGTCTTGTCCTTGAGGCACTGCACATACTCGTCCTTCAAGCCAAGACCCTCAAAAAGAGCGGCAAAGGACATCACCCCGGCTGAAAGCGTTTCACTGATACCGAGCAGGGTCAGCACTTCACGGCGCGTCACACCGTTACGCACGCCCTCCAGAGCGCGATTGATGTCATCATCCGAACACCTGGTCTTCACATGGCTCACAAGATAACGCTCACGATCCACAGAAGAGCCGTCAGACCATTGAGGTAGACGCTTCCCCCTTCCACCAAAACCGCGCAGACGCAAATCCTCATCACTCCCCTCTGGGAACAGACCGGACTGCTTCTCCTGAGCCTTCTTCCGAGCCTCGTCAGCAAACACCGAACCCTCGGCCAACGTGTACCGAGCACCATAGCGCTCTTCACGTGTTTGAGCAGCCTTCTCCTGGTATTCATCGAGCTTGAACGGGTTGTCCGTGCCGTACTGTGCAACCATGCCCGCGCGCATAGTGCCACGACGAAAACGACGATCCGCGTCTTTGAACTCATCACCTAGACCCAGACCTGTGAACAAATCAGCGAGCTTGATGAGATTCACCGCGTCGTGCAGCCCGAGATGCTCCAACACCCCGGCCTTATCCAGGTCGCACGTAGCATAGCGCTCCAACACGTCGTGCACAGTCTCCTGTGCGACACGCTGCCGCACATGCTCGATCTTGTATATATGGCGATCCACACCCTTCAGCTCAGTCTTCATCGAAGAATTGTGATAACCAGGATCGATGCCGGTGGCATCAATGACACGCTCACGCGACCAACCCCGGCACACCAAGTCAGTCGCGCTACCCTCAGAAAATAGTTTCGCTTCATTCATGAGACAATTCTATCATCGCTACGAGGGTAGCGCAACCATCACTCCACAATCTTCAGATTCCCTCGCTGCACCGACTCGTCTTTGCTGAGCTCTCGGGCTTTCTCCCGAAGCTTCGCACGTGCATCAACAACCGTCTTGTGCGTGAGATCGATCGAGGTCGCAGTAGCCTGATTGAAAAGACGCGGCTCCGTCTTGTCGACGAGCAACCACGTGAGCATGAGCTCCAGCTCATAGAGCTGTTTCTCAGCGCTGAGCGCACGCTTCGTCATCGTATCGAGATCCTTCTGAGCGCGCTGCTGGTTGTCCAGCACCTGTTCCACCTTCATCTCGATCGCAGCCACACGGCCCTGGCCTGTGCGCAACACTTCAGCAGCACGACGAGTATTCTCGTCCACACCAGGGATCTCGATGTCAAGAGCGCTCATCGCCAACGCTGTGATCAACGAACCCGATGACAGCGTTTTGCTCTGCGTCTTTGGTGTCGGAGCAGCACCCAGCTCTGGCGCACCCAAGCGCGTCAACTCGTCTCTGATCGCTTGCACGATGATGGCAGGCAAATCTCGGGGCCTTGTTGAATCACCATCAAAGGCAAAACGAACATCGCCCTCGATCGTCGTGGGGATTTCACTACCGTCACGATGACGCAACGCCATCGGCACAGGCTCATACAGGCGCTCTGCTGATTGCTGGAGCTGCTGCTGAGGCTGCTGCACATCGCTATCCGGCTCACTGTACTCGATGAGCTCATCGTGATGGGCTTCCCCAACAGATGAAGTCTTTTCATCGAGATCAGCAACAGCACTATCAGCTTCAGTGATCAGATCATCAGGCTCATTACGTTGCGGCTCAGGCGGCGTGGAACCGACACCAGATGCACCTGCGTGTCCCCCAGCATTGCCACCGCCTGCGTTGTTACTCGCGCCGTTATTATTGCCTGCACCGCCACCGCCCGATCGCTGTCGCTCCGAACTCTCTACAACACGAGCACCACGGGCGCTACGAGCGGAGACAACAGCCGACTGCTGGTTCATACGCTCACGTAGCTGCTTCTGAGCCTCATACAAAGGGTCAAACACCGGAGATTGAGACGCTGGCACAGATGGACCGTCATACTCAAAATCACTCATAGATTCATGCCTTCCTAGGTTTCTTACTCTTCGCCATCTTCATCATCCAACAGGTAGCTATCACCACGAGTCAGACCGATGATTGTCGACGCCATCGACATGACAGTCTTTTCGAGGTTGGCGACATTGCTGGCCAACGAGATCTGCGCATCCACAAGCTGAGCCAGACGCGCCTGCTCTAGCGTCGGTAGATCGTAGTCTCCGTTCTTACGGGCAACGTGACCATCGATGCACTCAATGATGAACTCATTGGCACTCAAACCCTCTTTCTCGGCCCAGTAATCTACCTTGTCACGCACACTTGCTGGCATACGCACATTGAGCCGAACCATCGGCTCTCCTGCTTCGCCAGCTTTTCTATTAGTCACTGCCACTACAACCTCCTGTCTTGCTTGTTGTGTCTGTGTTGTGGCTCTTTGTTTTTCCTGATAACTAAGTATAACACAGAGCCTTGACACACTCCCGTGTGTCGAGCATCATCATGATCCGTCAGTACTGTTGGTACCGACCCTCCCCCTCACCAGACAACAGAAAGAAGAGGTACACCATGACTGCATCTGTATCCATCGTGGATGTCGCTGCGTACATCCTCGCTCGTGAGAGCACAATGGTGACACTGAAGCTCCATAAGCTTGCGTTTTACGCACAGGCTGCACATCTTGTTCGCCACGCATCCCCTCTGTTTCCAGAGGATTTTCACGCATGGGTAGTCGGCCCTGTGAGCCCAGAGCTCTACCGCCTTCATCGGGGCAAGCTCTTGATTCGGCCAGGAGAACTGCCCTCCGGTAACCCCTCGGCTCTCACCGATGCGCAGCGAGCTCTCATCGATCGTGTCTGTGCTGCTATGGGCAGCATGACCCACGCCGCACTGAGCAAAAGAATGTATCGCGAGCTTCCATGGGCAGATGCTTACGCACGACACGCATCATCATCGCTCTCTCATCTGGTACACCTCCCCATTGTCACCACTGATGAGATCATCACTCAAGGCGCAATGCGTGACTACTACAGCGAGCACCCCATCGTTCGTTGATGCATTAACCATCTCAGCACACTACCGTGTGCCGGGAATCGTACGGATTCCCTCCCTCATCACCCCCCCATTTCTCCACACCTCTCAACAAGAAAGGCCCATCTCATCATGGCCAAGAAGCGTAAGAACCACGCCACCACCGCATCTCGCGATTCACACGATCATCGCGCGGATGAACTCGTGTTTGATCTGGTCATCAATGCGCGACACATCACCTTCGATGTCGTGGAGCGCAACAACAGTGTCATCACTCTCCACGCCCACGTCAACAGCATCAACAGTACTGATCCGATCGTCGTCATCGTGACCGCCACTGATTACATCGTCGACGGCGCTCACTGCGACACGGTTGCTCAGACGATCGATGCTCTTGCATCTGCACCGACCAACTAAGACCGGAAAGGTTCGCCCCACCATGGCTATCAACATCTCCCACATCACAGGTGAAAGCGCGCAGAAGGCTTTCATCGATCGGGTTATCTCCCGCAGTGACCAGATCTATCCAAACACTGACCACAACGTCATTCGATCGGTGACGGGTCAGCTGTTGGATCTCACGTTTGGAGACCTCGACATGCTCGCAGACATGCTGCGTGTCGACGTGCCGTGGCTGCTCAGCGGTCACGGCTGGTGCCCATCTATCCCTAACTAACTAGAAAAGAGACAACCTATGATTGAAATCATTAAGAACGATGATGGATCCATCACCACGCGAACACCGGATCCTTCAAACTCAATCGATGAACCTGTCGGAATCACCGGCCTCTCTGCTCGTCAGCGAATCCGCATCTTCATTGCCCTGATCATCGCCGTCATCCTCACTATTGGTATTTCATATACAAAGGGCGCTCTCAACAGCGCAGATGGATTCGTCTCAGGCCCTGGTGCACTGTCGCCATCCGAGAAATACATCGCATTCGACGGTCCTGCACAGCGCACGTATCAGCCAAGCGAAGGCACAATCACCTACTGCGATCCTGACGATCACGGTCGATCGACGTGCGCCTATGGTCTCCTGACTCCAGAAAACCGCGAGAAAGGTAAGAATTACCAACGTCACGACGTTGATTTCAACCCCAGCGGCTGGCCCGAGACCAACACCTACATTGAACACTTCGGACCACTCTGGGTCAAGACCCCTATGTTTGGGACGCAACTAGGCGGTGACTTCATCCCCAATAACACCATCACGGGAACCGAACACCTGGATAACTATCGACCTAAGGGTAATGCTTATTCCACGAATGGACTCCAATACCCTGAGCAACTTGCCACACAGTATCTTGCAAACCAGGATGGCAACCCCATCGCACTGATCGGCGCATGGGCGCGTGCTGCGCGCCGTCAAGGCTGGTCCGATGAGGACATCGATGCCGTACGCGCAGAAGCGTTGTCGTCTGACTACGACCACGTCATCCAGACGATCATGGAGCACTCAGAATGACAGATCGTGCATGGACCCACACATGCATGTGCTGCCCGTTCGATGAAGAGTTCCCATGCAATTGCGATGATTGTAATGGTCTCGACGATTGCGACTGCACCTACTGCCATGAGCCAACAGATTGAAAGGATGAATACCAACGTGTCACATATCCCCCTGGATATTGATTGGCGACAATGGGAAAAGGTCGGCCCCGATGTCGGCCTCTTTGAAGACTCCTACATGCATCGCCAGACATGGTTCGATGACTGGAACTACGTCTACCACGTCGCATTGTGGGAGAACTTCAACGACAACGAAGACCCCGCCTCACTGATCGTCACCCGCGTCGAAAAGATGGGCGACAGCCCATACAAGCAGAGCTCTCGCGCGATCGGTGACTCTGGTAATCCCGAGTACTGGTCTGAGCTCGATCGCTTGTTCGGTTCACGCCGATCGTGGAACAGCGTTCTGAGCAACTTCCACGACTACGTGAAGCACCACCCCTACAGTCGCTATGACAACAGCTAAGCGCAAGACGCTTAGCACACGCCCCGTTACCACACTGCCTGATAAAAAATGTACAGAGCGTACACAGCGCAGCGGCTGGTAACGGGGCTCTCTCTCTCTCTCTCTCTCTCTGGTTCATTCCCCGTCCCCTATGCAATAAAATTGCATCGGTAGCGGTAAAGAGACCACTACACACAATCACACAACAAGAAAGGACACTCACATGTCTGACGAATACGGATTCCCGAATACCGAAGAAGAGTTCAACGCACTCGTTGACGAACTGCTGAGTAAGGGGCCTGACGAACAAACCGAGCAGCTGGGGACCCTGATCAAGAACGCTGAGCAGGTTTATGCCCGAAAGGCACTCTCCCAGGCCCTCGGCATCGACTTCGACAAGCTCGCAGCACTCATCGAGGATAACACCGCTGAACAGGCGGAGCAGACTGAGTCTGAGTCCACCTCCGACTTGTTTGTCGGTGATATGTTCGTTGCTCAAGATCCCAATGGTCTTGGTAGCACATACAAGACCAGCGAATTCAGCATCGGCTCAGTCATCGCCATCATGGGTGTTGAGTTCTTCAAGGCTACGATTTCCCATGATGATCACATCCATAATGTGTGGATCGATGTCATGGGCCGAATGCTCCCCGATGATGACATGGCCGAACTGGCTCGTAACACCAACGCTGATAACAACGCCACTGTTACCAAGATCGTTCACTTCGGCTGATCTGTGACATTCCTGGAACGGCGGTGGTTATCCACCGCCGTTCCATCACAAGCATACCAACCCGCAATAGAAAGGAGAACACCATGGAACTTAGCGACAAGCAGGAAGCCCTCATCATGCGCAGTATGAAGCTGTTGCGTGATCAGCTGGAGAGCGAGAAGAGGGCCGACGATCACCCGATCCTCATTGACGCTCTGAACGAGAACATCAATATTCTCGATGAACTCATCGGCTACATCGAGAATGAGGAATTCTTCCTCGAATTGACAGAGTGCTGACACATCAGCACTGTCCCCTAGAGTCAATCTAGGGGACACCACCCCTCGTGGCGAAACAGGCAGACGCGCTGGATTTAGGTTCCAGTACTCATCACGGGTATGTGGGTTCGAATCCCACCGAGGGGACCCCGAAAACAAAAACACAGCCTCTATAGCTCAGTTGGTAGAGCAACGGACTTTTAATCCGTGGGTCCAGGGTTCAAGCCCCTGTGGAGGCACCGAAACATCGCATCAACAACTCACAAGAAAGGACACACATGTCTATTCGCCCACCTGTTATCTTCAGTACGCTCATCACGCCGTTTAACCGTCTTTCAATCGGTGCCGTTGTCGAAGACAGCGAGGGCAATCGATACATGAAGACATATTGCGATGGATTCAATCTCTGGATCGATAGCAATAACATCGAATGTGCACACGATGACGCATGGATGCTGAAGCGCATCAATGCAAAACCAGAAGCATGGCTCATCTGGGTCTGACATGAACATCACTGACATCGCATCCATCACCCCTGCCCACATCGCAGGATTCGTACTCACTGTGCTGTTGTTTGTCACTCTTATGGCACTGCCACGCAACATGGCAGCAGCACAACCTACAAACCGCAAGCGTCATATTGTATTCCTCGTCAGTAGCTCTGTTCTCATGAGCTTCTTCCTCGTCATCATCATGATCGACATCGCGGCATTGATCTAACAAAAACAGAAAGGGTTACAACATGAGTAACACAGCATGGGGAATCCTCTCCCTTATCGGACTTATTCTCAGTCTGACAGCACTTCCTATAGAAATTGTAGAGAAAAAGCATATCTCCGCCGCCACAAGCGTCATCTTCTCTGTGCTCAGTGCCATGACAATGGTCTATTTCTTCATGAAATAGACAACACACTAAAAGAAAGAAGCAAAACATGGATATGACGATCGACGTTAACGCTGTCAATTTTGTCGAACACGCAGAACTCCTTGATGTTGTTCTCACAAAGATGCAGCCTGGTCACATCCTTCATGTTGATGTAGCCGATACAGAATACGCTTTCCTCAAAACGAACGACGAGCTATTCTATATCAACATCGATGATCACATTCCGCCCTATGCGAAGCGGGATGTCATCGCTTTCATCAATGGTCACAACCCCTATAAGAAGAAGGCATCGCGAGCAGATATTACAGCACCCCAAACAATTGATGACAACATCGACGAATACAATAAGATTCTCAAACGTCTCAATAGTACAAAAGACCTGGTGCGTATCCCAACTACACCTTTCATCAGACATGGGGACATTTTCCTCAATCTTGCACATAATTTCAAGCCAACATCGACACTTGAAGTCGTTCTATATCTACTAGAACAAAAGAAGCGAGTTGGGGCAACATCACGCACAACCAAAAAGAAGTCGCGCAAAAAGAAGTAACACCTCATAACAACAACCACCACCAAAAGGAGAAACGCACATGACTTTCCGACACAACAACATCGAATTCAACAACTTCCTCGGATACGATCGTTACGAAATCACCGACACAACCATCATGAAGGATCTGCTTGAGGCGAAGATCCTCACCGACATCCTTGATCTACGAAACCCCAACGCTGAACCTATTGGCTTCACCGCCACTGTTGAGCTGGTCAACAGCTACATCGACCGCTACAACCGCCTGCACAAGGCCAGTTGCCGCACTGTGAGCGACGTGGCTGATTTCGAAATCATGCGCATTCGCGCTGGTCGAGAATACTCGCTTGATGAGATCTGATCGCTAATCTCTTAGCAAAGTCCGCCTCTACCCGTAGCACATATGCTTGCTATTGGTAGAGGCGGACTTTGCTATACCTCATGCAATGGTATTGCATCGGTTCTGTTCTTGGAGTATTAGAACGAATCCCCACATAGGAGAGACCATGCAATTCCGAGGACGTTATTACTTTCTGTCCAATTTCTATCCGAGCCCGATCGAAATTGATGGACTCCGGTATGAAAGCGCCGAAGCCGCGTTCCAGGGACAGAAGAACTCACAGTACGCGCACATGTTTACCGGTAGCGTGACACCCCTTGAGGCAAAGCGCCTTAGGAAGCGTGTGCCCATTGATGTGGGTGAATGGAACGCCCGCAGGCTGGAAGCAATGAAGCGAATTGTGTGGGCTAAGTTTGCCCAGAACCCGGCCCTACGCATTGTTGAAGACAACACCTGGAGTGACACTTACTGGGATAGGTGTAGAGGCGTCGGCTCCAACCACTTAGGCCAGATTCTACAAGAAGTCAGAAACAGCCTGATTGCCTGACCGTAGAGAGAACATACATTGAGCCACAGTCCCCCATTGGTCTGTGACTCAATGTATGTTTCATATCATCAATAAAGGAGAAACTAATGTGCAAACACCCCTCGGAATCTAACAATATCGACTACGACAAGATCACAGCTGACGCGATCCAGAACCATAACGACGCTCTCGAACACTTCGAGCGCGTCACCAAGAACCTGGAAGCACTCAACAGCAACCGTGACTTGTTCAGCGAAAACATCGTTACACCTGCTGGCGACATCATCATCCCCCAGCTCTTCCCCACCGCTGCTGACAAAATCCAGCTCCTGGAACTGGCAGACAAATACTTTGCAACTGCGAACGAGACAGAGAAAAACCTGCGCACGATTACCAGGATCCACCAATCCACTCTCGGGCGCAACGCCGCACTCGCGCTCACCACTGAGGTACACCACCTGCTCCACTCGAAAGGCGAAGTTGGCGACCTCCTACGCGACCTGGACAGCAAGAAGCTATTGAAAGTCATGGTCGTCCCCAAGCCCAACAAGGGAGAGTACACAATCACATTTGAACCAGACTGGAAGACCAAGGACGACGAAGAAAAACTCGCGCTACTCAACCAAGCTTCCGAAAAGCTACGCGAAGCAATGGAGGCGTACCCACAGAATACGCTAAAAGCCATGGTCACATACGCCTTCAAGGACCAAACAGACGAAAGCGTATGGCACTGGGATAGCTTCTACCTTCTCTACACCAACAAATTCAGCTCCATCAAGGACGCAAAAATCTACCGCAACATGCAGTCTTTCGCTTCCATCATCGCTGGCCTCGATAACTCCATCAGCGAATACAAGAAAGCTGAAAACGCTCTGTACACCATCATCAACTCCGCCGTGGAAGCATACAAAACCGCACAGAAATCCACACAGGAATAAACCCGCACCGTACAATACATAAACTAACACCCAAGCCTCACAATAGGAGAAACTAATGTGTACAATGTGCAAACACTCATCACCAGACACTAACAATATCGACGATTTGCTCAAAGCGTATGAACGCCAGCAGCGAGAAGTCTACATCAACCAGACAATTCCCGGCATCAGCCGACTTGAAGGTATCGCATACGATCTAGCAGATGCATACGAAAGGGAATACCGCACCAATCCCACCTACGGGAACGAAGAACGTATGCGCTATTGGCGATACATGGGAGCGACCCACTGGTCGAGTAAAAGTAACTTTGACCCATATCTGCCAGCATACAGCGCGTACAAACAGCGCGAAAATGAGTATATCTACCTTCTGCGACGTAACGGAAAATTCAGAGCTACCGATGATGAAAAGAGTCTCTTCATTTTCATCGGCATCATCGGTGCAATCATCGGTATCCCTCTTCTGATGTGTATCCTTCTTGCGCTATCTTCTTAAACACAGCAAAACAACAGATAGGACCATCATGCTTCTCACCACACTCATCAAGCGCCTAAAGCCACGTCACTGCACCCCACTGCGCGTTGAGATCCCCATCGCGCTCCCCCGTGATTGCTCACCCAGCGAATATGAATATCTGTCCAGCGCAGAAGTCGAAAGCAAGGTGCTTGCTGTGTATGCAGCTCTCACCGAGAACTGCAACATCGTACCCAAACGATTGCGTGGGACGATCGTCCCAATTCTGGGCATATTTCCCACACCTCGTGACAAAATCGTCATCAAGTGCGAAGTGCCAGAAGATGCACCAATGGGGTACATCCGTAACGTTCTCGTAACAAAATTCAAGGGAAACTGCACATTCTTCGTGTAACCCCTCGTTCCACCACCAATATCCTCAGTTATCAAGTAAACTGAGGTCAGAACGTTCTCCTGTCCATCACAGATGCACTGGAGATCTTCTCTGGGGATGAACCCATCACCCCCAGTACGCCCTTCACGAAAGGAAGAGTTACATGAATCTCAACAAGATTTTCAAGAAGCGAAAGCCTGGAAAGCCTGGTCTGACCCTTGTGGTCGCCACAACGCTCCTGTTTGCAGCCCCCATGGCTGCTCAGGCTGCTACCACCGGGACCGACAACACCACTGACACCAACGGTGCTACCTCTGCTTCTGCCGATGGTAACAACGGCATTGTGGGCACCGAGCCCGGCGCGTCGACTGCTACGGGTGGCATCGCAATCGCCAAGACCACCATTGGTGGCCGCTATGGCGATAAATACTCGGTCAACGCGACGCTCGATATTCGCGTTGACTACACCGGCGAGAACGTCACCAAGGGTGCCACCTTCTCCGTGGGCCTCGGGGACGGCCTCCAGATCCCCAACGGATTCAACAGTGTCGATCTCAAGGCCACCGCCTTGGATGGCTCTGAGAAGAAGATCGGTAAGTGCACCGCCGAGAACGGCGCATTTAAGTGTGTCGTCACCGAGGACATCGCTGCAACTCTGGGCGGCAATGGGTCGCTCAAGAACGGCTTCGTCAAGCTCGAAGCCACCTTGAACAAGTCGAGTATCAGCAAGACCACGACCAACGTCGTCGTCGACGGTACGAAGTACACCGTCGGCTTGGGCAAGGGTGTCGTCGGTGAGCCTGTCACCCCTGGCGACAACAAGTTCTGCTGGGCGGACGGTCGTACTGCCGAGGGCCTCTACCAGTTCGGCTGCTGGGTCCAGGCTCAGGCCAAGCCCGGTCAGACGATCACCATCACGGAAACCCGTGACGATGCCACGTTCAAGGGCGGCATCCACGTGACGCCTGTCGATCACGGTGACTGGGCCAACCCCATCGACTGGAACAACATCGGTGTTACCAAGCCTAAGGTCACGAAGAGCGCAGACGGCAAGTCTGCTACCTTCACGCTCCCCAACGAGCTGTCGGGTGACCACATGGCTCGCATCCGCGTTGAGGTTGTCACCTCCGAGAAGGAGATGACGAACAAGGCGACGGTCAACAACAAGGAAGTCACCACCACGGTGACCTGGCGAGCCAAGGGCTCGTCCGGTGCCGAGACTGGCGAGGACGAGAAGCCGGTGACTCCGACTCCCGCTCCGACCCCTGACCCTGAGCCGAAGCCGGATCCCAAGCCAGCTCCTACCCCGGAGCCGTCTACGCCTCCTGTCACCCCGGAACCCGAGAAGCCTGCTCCTACGCCAGATCCGACACCGGACACCCCGAAGCCGGATCCCAAGCCGACCCCGGAGCAGCCGACTCCTAACCCTGATCCGAAGCCCACGCCGGATACTCCGCCTGTGACTCCCCCTGTCACGCCGGAGCCCAGCGTTCCCCCGGTGACGCCGCCTGCTCCTAACCCGGAGCCGTCTCAGCCGTCCACGCCTGAGAAGCCCAAGCCGGAGCCTTCGAAGCCCTCGGAACCTACGGACCCTGCTCCTACGCCGGATCCCAAGCCTTCGGAGCCCAGCGTGACTCCGCCTGCGCCGACTCCCGAGAAGCCCAAGCCGGAGAAGCCCGCTGAAAAGCCTGAGCCTAAGGAGACCCCCAAGGAGACCCCGGCTCCCAAGGAAACCCCTTCTCGGCCCTCTACGCAGACCCCACCTGCTCCGTCTACCCCGGACAAGCCGGGTAACAGCACGACTGAGCACAAGGGTGCTGTCACGGGTCTGGCTCAGACCGGTGCTGCCAACACTGGCCTGATGATCGCGGGTGCGACTGCCCTCGTCACGGCTGGTGGCATTGCGATGCTGTTGCGTCGTCGTCAGAACAACAACTGACACTGACGTAAGTCAGTGATCATGAGATAGAGAGAGGCTCTGGAGATGCAATACTCTCTGGAGCCTCTCTCTTTTCAAGAACAAAAAGAAACAGGAGAAAACAATGCGCAAGGAAATTACGGACGTTCAGCTCATCGACGACATCGACGGTTCGCCCGCTACCGCCACCATCGAGTTCACCTTTGATGGCAAGAACTACATCATCGATCTCTCTGAGGCCAACGCAGCTGCATTCAACGAGGCGCTCGCGCCTTATGTTGAACATGCTCGTCGTGCTCGCCGTGGACCGGCCAACAAGCGCAAGCCGCGCAGCTCCAGCGAAGCTGCTCGCGCCAAGCGTCAGAAGAACGCCCAGATCCGTGCCTGGGCTCTGGAGAACGGTGTGACCGTCTCCAAGCGAGGCCAGCTGGGTCAGGACACCATTGCTGCCTACGAGGCTGCACACGCTGCGCCCACTGCCGAGAACGCTGCTGAGAACTCCGAGAACTGATAGGAACGACACATGTCTACTACTGTTGCGTTTCTCGATAGAAACGGTGAAACCGATCTGAGTTCTCTCCCAGTAGGAACGCTGATCACCATTTACCCTGCTCATCGATAACTGACAGTCCAGACAGTCAGTCAGCCAATTCATGTTGCCTCCCCTGTGTATATTTGTGTGTACCCCTTGTACATCACAGATGTACCGGGGGAGGTAATGTACACTGGTACTAACTAAATATTCACCGCCCCTCGTGGTGAAAGCGGCAAACACAGCGCACTCAAAATGCGCCGCCTTTGGCTTGTGGGTTCGAATCCCACCGAGGGGACCACCAAGTGTCCGGGCAATGCTGGATGATTAGGACTCAGCTCCTGCCGCTCTGATCAAGCGGATGCACCGGACACCGCGATCGGGGGATCGCGTACGGGGTAGCACTCCGAGGACCAACAATTGCGCCATTAGGCGTTTGTGTGTGAGTTTCTGTTGGTCAAGTTCTACTACGATGATAGATAGCAGAACAGCATCCCCCACATAACCCCGTCCAGGGAAATAATCTTGAGGACGGTAGCGGACCCATTGGAAATCACCTTTCCAACGGTTTACCACATCTGGTTTGCTCTCCTAGCCTATCTATCAACAGAGGTGATCTGGGGCCTGGAGAGCAAACCTGCCAACACGAAACAACACAGTACGGAATGTGGCGCAGCTTGGTAGCGCACCTGCTTTGGGAGCAGGGGGTCGCGGGTTCGAATCCCGCCATTCCGACGATACAAGCGCGAAGACGCTTGTATTGCGGGTGACTACTCGCGGCTGATTATTGGTTCCAGCCAAAGGCCACCATACGTTTATTATCACCCCCGTATGGTGGCCATAGTTATAAGGGTCAGTGCCCCGAGCGGCGAAGGGAGCCGACTGTAAATCGGTCACAGTTAACGACACACCGCAGGTTCGAGTCCTGCCTGGCCCACTACGCATTACACATCCGTGACATGCGTAAAAACAATGCATATTCAACAAAAGGAGACCACAATGTCCACCAAGTACGCAGTCATTTCCCAGCCCATGAAGAATGTCGATCCCGACAAGGTCAAGTTGCAGCGAGAGAAGGCCGAGGCCGCTGTTCGAGCTGCTGGTTACGAACCCATCGATACCGTCTATGAAGAGGACTTCAAGTACAGCGTCGACAGCGACACTATCGTTAACCCTGCACTGTGGCACATGGGTCTCGCTCTGGCACGCCTCTCACAGGCACACGTGATCTACATGTGCGACGGATGGGACACTACGCGAGGATGCACCCTGGAGCACCAGGCCGCGCTCGCTTTCGGAGTCGACATCATGTACGAGACCAACTGACTAAAGAAAGCGCCGGTTTCGAATTCGTAATGATTCCGGCGCTTTCTTTATACACACTACAAACAAAAAATAGAAGGATAGACCGATGGCTAACGGTATCAAGCGTAATGACGATGGAACGTTCACCGTCTCTGAAGCTTGGCTCACAGACGCACTGGAAACGGCCTTCGAAAAGGGCATGGGCGACAATAATTGTTGCAGTACGTGCGTCGCTGAAGAGATCATGAATTCCAGCATGAAGGAAAACAATAGTGTGTGGACAAACACCGAAGGCGAAACAAAGAGCGCTTACCGATTCTTAACAGATGTTATGGAAGCTGTCATTCAAGAGCTCTCAGAGAACTATTGCGAGTTCGTCCACATGGGCGATGGCATTCTAATGCGAGATCTTGTCAACACAGCTCGAACCATTGAACACGTCCGTTCGCATGACATGGACCGTTTGCGAGAAGCAATCGGCCTTGACGAACAGCGTCAAAAGCGCATCGTTTTCGACATCACGTGCACGATGGTCTCTGAGCTGTTGGTGAGGATGCAGAAGATCCTAAACCTGGTGACGAACTACCAGAACCAGGAATACTTCAACAACATCTCTCCAGTCCAAGCACTCGTACATCTCGTGATGGACGATTACCGTCCTCACGACATCGAGCTCTGAGCTCACAACCCAATGCATAAGTGGCTCCTGGCATAGGCATAATTCGCTCTATGTCGGGGGTCACTTTAGTATCTAAACACGATATAGGGGAATAACTAACGATTGACAATGTCAACAATGCATCCAGAATGTAAACTCGAAGAGTATCCTATCGGTACTATTATCGGTGGGACATTAGACTGCTTCGTGCGCACATTTGAGGGTTGGTACGATTGCACCCGCGAAATGCGTTGCTCACATGAGTACGTTTTCAATAAAATCCTACTTCCCCGTAAGCCAAGCAATATGAAGCGTGTGGGTGTCATCTTTAAGCCGGAACCTGCAATCTGGGACTAACTCTGAGAGAAAGCGCAGAACACCATGAACCGAGAACTCATTACCATCACAGAACCTGCTGATCTTGGCGGTTTCAAGCCTGGTACCATCATCGATACCAACGGTTACCATGACCCCACGTTCATGTCCATCGGGGATGATCAGTGGGTGAGCAGCAACGGTGGCACCATCATCCCCAACGGCGTGCTTTTCAAGCTTCTACAAGCATATGATGCGCCCGTCGTTGTCATCGATAGTGTCTATCGACCAACCATGGAGCTGATCATCGAGATCCGCACACACAGACTCTTCGGGGAATAAGAAGAGCAGAAACAGTCTTTTCCAAAGACTGAGAATTCCGTACATCACAGATGTACTAAGATGTTTATTGATAGAGGATCATAAAATCCACAACCAACCATAAGAAGGAGAAACACAAATGGCACGTATTAACCCTCGTAATAACGGCACCGCGATCGGTCGCCTCGCTTCCGATCCGCGCCTGTTCGAAAACAAGGATGGTTCTCGAACCGTCCGTCTAACGGTCCTGGTTGACCAGGACTTCACCGATCGCAATGGCGAGCGAGGCACCGACGCGGTGCCTGTTGAACGATTCATCCCGACCGATCGAGGCAACGGCGTCTTCGACATGGTTCACCAGGGAGACCTGGTGCAGGTGTCGTACCGCACGACCGTTGACTCGTACGTCGACCGCGACGGCGAGCGTCGCTACGTCACCAAGCTCATCGTCGCTGATGTGCAAATGCTCGAGAGCCGCAAGGTGACTACAGCTCGCCTTGCAAAGCGTGCCGCCGAGCAGGATGCGCAGAACCGCGCTGCGCAGTCTACTCAGCCTGTCGCACCTGCTCCCGTCCAGCAGGTTGCCCCTGCTCCTGTTGCTGCCCCGGCACCTGTTTCCCAGGCTCCCGTCTTCGCGGACGACGCGCTCAATGCGTCCGATCCGTTCGGTGACGGGTTCGATCAGGGTAACCCGCCCTTCTGAGAAGAGCATGGTAGGATTCTGATCAACAACCACAATCACAACTGAATCGCACAACAGAATATCGCAAACAACACCAATATCCCGTAGCAGCATCACGCTGCTACGGGATATTGCTTTACGCAGTCAACACAGCGATCACTGCATCACTGCTGCATCGCTGAATCCAGAGCCACAGGTTCTGCCACCAGAAACACGTTCTGCTGGTAGTAACCGTAGCTGTTCACACGGCCACCACAGGTCGTCAGCACCAAACGACGAGGCCCAGTGGCGCTGAAATAGTCCTCCGGGAACGCCTGATGCTCAGCAACCCACATACCGCTCACGCGCCACGTGGACAACGATCCATCGAAGCCCTTCACCCAGATCAACTCATTCTGAGAGACATCCGTCGCCATGGTGTACAGAGCCCCACGATGCCGCTTTGTCCACGCCACATGAGATGCGATAAATGTTGTTCCCTCGCCACCCGTCATACTCACTGCGCGTGATGAGCTTGTTTGTGTTCCAGACTGCACGGTATCGGAATAAGGGGCAGAAGAAGGCAGAGCAGCAGACTGTGGTGTATCAAACCCCGGACGAACGCCGGTGAGAACTCCAGTATCAGATGCAGTGAGAGGTGCTCCAGCTGAATACCACACACCTCGGTGCACGTTAGTCGGAACATGGATCGTCTGAAGATCGCCATAGTTCGACGCCTCGAACGAATCAGACCCTTGAAGCTCCATGTAGATGCCGGACTCCGGGATAAACACAGATCCAGGAGCCATACGAGCAACCGACATCGTGTCAATCCTGTAATCCTCGGTGTTGATCTCCCACGTGTTCGACCCTTGATCCGAATCCGCGTTCACGACCGGCCACTCGTGGGTGAGCACGTCATCAGTAGCTTCAACAGGCGCAGTAGAGACTTCCTCATCCTGATACGTCTGAGCAGGCACCGGAAGCTCTTCCTCGACCTGAGCCTCATCATGTGCGCGATAGATCAGGTAGAGACCGCCACAGATGAGACTCGTGACGATAAGCCACACGATCGCTGTCAGAGCAGCGCGCCATTTGCTCCGCTTGTTCTTCGGGTTCTGCGTGCCTTGCTTACCGTGGGCAACCCCAGCATCATGCAGCACCTCATCGAGACTCGACGGAACGACCAAAGACCCGGCCTTAGACTGAGTCTTGTCAGGGCTAGTCCCATCACCATTCACGATGTCATCGAAACTAGGCAGAGCAGCGCCGGTGGCGGCAGCTGTCACATCAGCTGCCGCCACACCAGACTCAGTCACGATGTCATCATGCGTGTGCTCACGCGCGCTGTAACGGCGCAAAGCATCATCCCATGGACTCGTAGACATCTGCTCACTCTCCGTTCTTCTTGCTGTTGTTCTTACCAGCAGAGCGCTTCGCAGGCTTGCTGGACTTGGCAGCAGACGCCTGAGCGATCGAGTACAGACCCTCACGGTTCAAAGACCGCGAGTACGACGCATCCAGGTAGAGGACAGGCATTGCGTCCTCCGTGTTCATCTCCGCCACCTTGCTGAGCAGCAGCGGGTACAGCGCGTTCTTGACGGGGCCAGAGCCTCCACCAAAGACGAACACAACTTCTGTTGTGGCACCAACGACGCTGAGCACGCGACCGAACTGGTCAGATGCAGCTCGGGCGAAAAACTCGATCTCACGATCGACGTAGGCGCGCACCTTGTTATAGAAGTTGCGCTTCAACGGCGAGGGCTCACGCTGGAGGAAATCCGCCAGCTGCTTCCGGCTGGTGAAACCAGTATGGAAGCCTTCCGCGTCCATGGACTCCAACGCACGGGTCAGCACAGTGCCGTAACCCTCGCCGAACGTCACAGAGGCGTCTGCGTTGAACTTGCCGTTGGTAAACACCGGGAAGTTAATCGTTCCCTCACCGATGTCGATACCGATCGTGTTACGAGCCGCCAGAACATCTTCTACTGTGACACCTTCCAGTGCAAGACCACGAGAACGCACATCAGCAAGCATCGCCTGCATGAGTGGCACGCCCTTCTCCGTGATGGCCCACTGCGCGGATGCACCTTCGGCCATCACCACCACATCGCGGAACGTAATACGCACTGTCACAGGCGTCTCGAAGTTGTGCACGGTGACCAGGTGCGTTGCACCCATGAACTCAGCACTGTAGCTGGTGCGATGGCGCATGTACTCATCGATCGGCAGAGCAACAGCCACGCGCGCGTCGACGACGAGCTCCGACGTGGGCAGAGCCTTCGCGATAGCCACGTAGTCACGCAGCGCCTTCGCAGCAAAGCAGCCCAGGATCAACACCTTGGACAGCTCCTGCTCAGCCTTCGAGCGTCGGCCCACGACGTTAAACTCATCGAACGCACCGTTCGCGGTAAGCGATCGCTTACCGAACAGGTGGCGATACGTGTTGCTCACCATCGGGGACGAGAACGACACATCAAGGTCGTTGTAGAAGTCATCAACGCATACCTCCGTCGCTTCGACATCGGGCTTCGGCAACGAGTTCGGCCTGGTCATCAGAGCCACGCCACTGGGAAGATCGATCGTGTCGATGACAGGCTTGCCAGCCTTGTCGGTGCGCGTCCCCCGCACCAGACCCTTGACATAGCCGTTGCCGACATCGATACCGCCAAGAAGCGACATCGTGTTCAGAGAGGCAGGGATTGCAGAAGTCATAGGTTACTCACTTTCTCTTTTGTCTGGGCTCAACGCAGTGCGCCAAGCATATCTTCCATATCGTTCAGGGGGTTGACAGCATCATCGGAACCGGCAGAATCATCAAGAATCTCAGGCTCATCCGACTCATCGATCGCATCCTCATGCGAGATAGGAACCATCAGAAGCCCCTGCTCAGGTTCTCGTTCTGGTTCCAGTGCAGCGATTTGCTCAGGGATCGGATGACCGTCGACAGTGAGCTTTGGCGGACGGCCTCGACGCGGTTGCTGCTGGACCGGATAACACGTCGCGTCACGGTACCCGTGCCGCTCGATCGCCTCTCGGATCAGACTACGCACTGAGGCGCTGAGATCAGACTGCGCACCGATCCATGCGAGGACCGACTCATCGGCCTCAGGCACCGAGACACGAAAACGCCGAGACTGGGGCCTGGGAACAGTGCCGGTAAAACGTCGTGGCATAAACAGGTTCCTCTCTTATCTGGACTAATAGTGGACCGCATAACCAGATGATGAGTGGTTCTTATCTGGTCATCTATAGGCCATGATACACCCATTCGCCTCATACATCAAGCAAAACGGCGCTTACCCGGTCACGTTATGACCAGATAAGCGCCACATATGCAGTGCTAGGACCAACTATTAGCCAACAATGTCCCACACTGCGCGATGCAGATCATCAACAGAGCCGCAGTTACAGATCACAACATCAGCACGCTGCAACAGGTTGTATGCATTCGTCTCCGACACGTGATCAGCACCCAGCGCCCCAACAGACGCATCCACCAGTGCTCGATCGAGGGAATCTTGATCCCCTCGCCACACGCCGATGACGATACCTCCGAGATCATGCACGAGGGTGAACTCTTCATCGAAACGGACATCGGTGAGCGCCACGGCTTCACCGCGCGCGAGCTCTTCCTGAACACGCTGGCCGGTCAGGTCCGTCCACGTTCTCTCGCCCAACGTGCCACGCACGCAGTCTGTGCCCAGCGTTTGGAGCACAGTGCGCACATCAGGCACGAGATCCTTCGCCTTCTCCATACCCAGAGCGTCGACCACCTCGTGATACTTGGCGAAACCGCCACCATAGCGCGGCGTGCCACCAACCGCATGAGCGAGATGAATGCCTTCTGGCACTTCGACCCACACGCCGCGCAGATTCATACTCATCTCTTTAAGCGGATCGGCAAACGCCATCCGCTTCCAGCCTCGCGCAATAAGACCCTGAGCAGCAGTGTCTTTGCCCGATCGTTTCAAACCGACGAAACCAACCAACGACGTGGGCACATCGCGACGATCGATCAGGGTAGGAACAGCGTCAATATCAGGCATCATAATCACAGGGGCAGTCATCAATAAGACCTCTTTTCTTGGTCGATTCTACTGGTACACGAGCCATTCTACAGCATCTACCATGCCCACGTGTGATCACACAGCATAGATACACGTGACCCCCGCAGCAGCTTGGAGCTACCACGGGGGCCACGTACTGAACCAACCCTCTACTAGGATCAGTGATCATACTAGCACATCAGTGCTTGGCGGCAACATGGGCCTTCCGACGAGCGAACCAGGTAGCACCGCCACCCAGACCGATCGCAGCCATGAGACCGCCCAGAGCAGCCATCAGGCCGGTGTTCGCACCAGCGGCCTCACCAGTGACCGCACCCTTCGGAGCAGGAGCATCCACCTTCGCGTGCCAATCATCGGAATCAGTAACCTTCTCGCCGTTGTGGATGGACTCACCAACCACGGTAGCCGTGTCACTGTGCAGCGTGCCCTCTTCAACGCCGGTCAGGGTACCGACGCAGGAGACAGACTGACCGACCTTCAGGGTACCGATCTTGTCGCCAGCAACCTTCACAGTCTGCGCAGTCGCGCCACCGGTCACACCGGCATTCGCCGGATCAGCAGCAGCCTGCTCAGCAGGGATCTCACAGACGATACCGGTGACGTTGCCCGTGGTGCCCTCATGAGTCGCATCGGTGAGCGAGACGTTTACGAGGTCAGCCTCACCGGTGTTTGTCACCAGGAAGCCGATCTGAGTCTCGGCACCCTTACCCTGGGCAGACTTCAGCGTCAGAGCGTTATCGGCCTCGTCACGGTCACCAGCCTCCAGGCCCTCAGACAGCGTGAACTTCTCCACGTCGATCGCGGGCTTGGGAGTCACCGTGAAGATCGGCGGCTCATTGGTAGCCTTAGACTCGTTGTTCCACGTGACAGAGCCCTTGTTACTGAGCTGCTTATTCTGTCCGTCAGTGTCGTAGTCACGACGGAACTGACCGGAGATAACCAGCTTGACCTCACCGGGCTCAGTCAGACGCGCCGTCTTGGCCAGGAACTCAGGCTTCGCCTTCGCGGTGGTCACACCCTTCGCAGTGTCGTTCGTGATCTCGAACAGATCGGTCACGTCCTGACCCTGGAAGTAGACCTTCGGAGCACCATCCATTGTGACGTAGGTCAGACCATCCGACCAGTCGTCCGTGATGGAGTATTCCTCAAGGCCGTACTGGAGGTACGCAGCGATGTGATCATTGACCACAGCCGAGACCTTGTCACCGGGCAGGAAAGTCTTGTTATCCACGCCCTTCTGGTTCGTGCGCTCGGGATCAGCGGTCGTACGGGCCTGAGCCTCATCGGCAGTCCACACCTTATCGGGGTCCGGGGTCACCTTGCCAGTCTCAGCGGAGTTACCGACGAGGCAGTGGTCCTGAGCCTCGGTGTAGCACACCTTCGAGTCATCCGGGATACGGTAGTCAGCACCGGTCGCCTTGGTGTAGGTCGGGACCATGAGGGTGTAGTTACCCTGATCCACGATGTCCTTCACGGTACCGGAGATGACAACCTTGCCCTCGACGGAACGATCGATGGTCACATCAGCCTTCACGCGCTGACCATTCGGACCAAGCACCTGGACGCGATCCGGGTTGTCGGTCTCCTTATCACCGATCACGACATCAGCGGTGTTCACTGTGTCCGTGATGGTGAGCTGAGAGGCGTAACCATTGCTGTGCGCCGTAATGTTCGCGTTGTAGAACATGTTGGCAGCGAGCACGTCCTTCTCGGTCAGACCAGAGCCGGTTTCACCGTTGGTGAGCACCTTGACAGGGTTCTTGGGCTTGACCGTCCAGGACTCAGAAGCCTCACGATCGGCGGTGTCCACCGCTTCGTTCATATTGCCCTGCTTGGCGACCTTCACGTCGAACCAGAAGCTCTTACCCTCGCCAGTGGCAGGCCAAGAGGTCCAGCCGAAATCAGCCGGGGTGAACTCAGGCGACTTCGTATCGCCGTTGTTGGCGATCGACGCAGTCTTGGTGACAGACTTGTTGCTCCCCTCACCTTCTGGGCCTTCGTAGGTCAGAACAACCTCGGCGTCGATGTTCTCATCCACGCCCTTGTCACCACGCGAGGCGTGGATCGTGTCATAGACCGGCACAGTGCTGCCAGCCTCGGTCACGGTCGACGCATGGTCGGTCGTCACAGCCAGATCATACGTAGGCGGCGTGGAGATACCCTGGGGCTCTTCGCTGTTCACAGCCACACAAGCAGCAGAAACAAGACTGTCGTTGGCAGCAGCAGCGCCCTTATCAACACCGGTGCGAGCCAGGCCATCAACGAAACTACCAAGTTCCGTCGAACGATTGGTCAAACCTGGGTAACCAGCATTACTCCACTCATCCACCTTATCGTAGAAATGGTGCTTACCACGAGCGGCACCACCGCCGTTCACACCGTCATTGATCGCATACATGATGCCAACTACGCGAGCCTGAACGTTCTTACCGCCGTTCGCCTGACCACGGGCAATAGCCTCATTCAAAGCATCGGTACATGCCGTTTGAAGCTTAGCCGCCATAGGCATACCGGTGATGCCGGCTTTGTTTGTAAACCAGTCAATACTGTCCTGGCCCCAGCCCTGCGACACAAGCGCTGCGCCACCCTGCGGGTTAGCAACAGCATCATCAAAGAATGCATAACGGATGTCCAGACTACCGGCTGCGCCAAGGTTGCCACCAGGGGCGCCACCCGATCCACCGTTTGAACCATCGGCGAACGCCGGATTTGCACCCACGAGGGCAGCGCCAGCAAACGCCATCAACGCGGCAGTAGCAACAGCCTTGCGACCCTTGTGCTTAGTCGTACGAGAAGTCATCGTACCTCGCTTTCTGTTGTTGAACTAAAACAGACCTGCTGCTAGTGGTCCCTGCTTGCAGGTACCACCACAGCCTTCTCGCAACAGGTCAACGCATGATGCACGGTTGACTGGGACGATCGCACAGTCTGAGCCTGAGAAGGCAGTACCCACAGTAGCACACGTATACGCAGTAACGCGACAAATCGGCTCGATTACCAGTATATCGTGCATCTCTCTACGGTTCTTTACTATCTCTTTTACTCTTTCTTGAAGGGTTTGAATAAGGCGCTGCTCGCAGCGCCGATAAACAGATTGATCATTTTCTCTGGTTCTGTGTCTGTGCTGCGTTTGTGTAGCGCGGATTGTGACCAGTTAGGAACAGAAGCTCACATACAAGGAGACCACCATGTCCATCTTTTGCACCGAGTGCGGCTGCACCGTCTGGACCAACATGACCGACAAGAGCATCAAGTACCTGGGTCTCACCGAGGCTGTGTACTGCGATGCCTGCGCGAACGACTGAGCCTGAGTGGAAGCATCATGAACATCTCATTCAACCTCTCCCACGTCATCCGATTCGCTCTTGCGATCATCATGTCGATGGTGGCTGGATACTGGATCGGAGCAACCGTCGACGATGACTACGTGGCAACCACGCTGGCTCTTATCAGCATCGTTGTCATCGCTGCTGTCATCCTCGCACCCATTGAAAAACATTCTCACAAGAAGGACTGAATACCATGATGGTCAAGCAAGAAAAAGAACCCATCCTCGTCCGAATCGACGAAGCCGCACGCGAGCTTCTCACCGAGCAACCGGTCGGCATCATCCCCATCTCAGGAAACTTCACCATCGTCTGTCACGAGGGTGTGTACGAGGTCTATTCGTACCGAACCCTCGTTGCGCTTATCACGTTCGGATCGTACCTTAACAAGCAGACAGGCGTCTGGTCGCCCCGCGCGATCGTGCAGGTGTACAACGACGCGTTCGACCACACTCGCACCACGTCGCGGCATCTCCACCGTTTCATCACTGAGCTGATGGAACATCGCCGTGTTGACTGGGATACCCTCAAGCAGCTGTGCGATGAGAGCAAGGCGAACGGAGGAGAAACCGTCATCGTTCCGGTGATCTGACAATCATGGATACTATCATCTTCTACCTCTTGGTTGCGTTGGGTGTTATTGAGGGAATCTCTGCCCTCTCACTTGTCGCAGCGATGATCACATACATCATCTACCCTCCCTCGAAATCACCCCAATCCTGAAAGGAGCCCAATCATGGGCAACCGTTCCAACCTTGTGATCATCACCGATCGCGTTCAGATCGAGCACGTTATCAACAGCACGCCTGTCTGGCGACGTAACGAGCCGATCAGCCCTGACGAGCAGCTACTCCCCCACTCGCTCGATCTGGTGACCGGTGTTGTCATGTACTCCCACTGGGGCGGCATGAACGCTGTGCTGGACGCGCTGCGCGCGTGCTACACGTACGGTCTTCAGCGTGCGTCGCAGGAGTCCTACTTCGTAAGGATCCTCGCGCGTGCCTTCACGGCAGGCGACGAAGAAGAGACCGGCTCGGGCATCAAGCCTGCGTCGTTCGTTGCAGCTCACGATGCGCCTATCTTCACCTCCACCGAGCAGGTGAAGCCCCTCATCGTTGATAGTAATTATCCGGTTGTTCCGGTCATCGACCTCACGGCGGGTGAGATCTACCTGTTCGAGCACAACTTCTTCGGTGAAGGGGAGGGCTCCCGAGGTGAGACCTACCCGCTCGACAAGAACGGTCTCACAATGATCGCACATCAGCTCACCAAGATGATGCGCGACTGAGAATACCCACACCCACACCTATACACAAAAAGGAGAAACAACCATAGGACTTGATATGTACCTGTCGTACCGCCGTAACCTGGACGGTATTCCCGAAACGATTCAGCGCGCAATGCGTAAGCAGGCATATACCGACAGGTATCCGCACCTTGCCGAGCATTTCAATAAGACAGGTGAGCTCGACGACATCATCAATTATCGTACCGAAAAAGGCGATCCTTACGAAGAAGAACTCATGTACTGGCGCAAGGCCAATGCGATTCACAAGTTCTTCGTCGACAACGCTGCTAACGGTGTTGATGACTGCCAGCCTGTCCAAGTCACGATCGATGTCATCAAGGATCTCGTTGATCGTTGCGAGAAGATCCTTCAGGGAGAAGTTGACGACAACGGAGCGCTTGTTGACCCGAAGACGGCAATGGAGCTCTTGCCCTCGCAGTCCGGCTTCTTCTTCGGTTCCACCGACTACGATGACTGGTACATCGAGGATCTCAAGGAGACCGTCAAGGCTCTCAAGCCTATCGTTGAGCACGCAGAGCTCTACCCCGATCCGGTCATCTACGAAGGCACGTGGTGACAACCTCGCACAACCCCTCCAATGCATGGAATTCCTGTGCACTGGAGGGGTTGCTTCTTTTCTTGAATATATCTGAAGCATCTGATGATGCTCCGATAATCACACTGAGAAGAATCCTCTCCCCTCTACTTTCCCAAAAACAGAAAGGTGCATCGTCATGCACGCTATCAGGATGCAGACCGAAATCGGTCGCGAGATCTCCGAAACTGGCATTGTTCCCGAGTTCGTTTACCTCGGTCAGTTCTGGGACGGTGACAAGCCTCTCTTTGAACGTGTCGACATTGACCTCGACGAACTGCCTGACGGCACTATTCTTCGCATCAACCGCACAACCTTCGATCAGAACCCACCGTACTTCCGCAAGGAGCCCAGTAACACGGGCGAACCGTGGGCGAAACTGGACCGTGAGGGCGAAACCCACCACTACATCAACAATGAGCAACCTCGTGTTTCTAGCCAGTGGTCTGGCTTCGAACACGCATCTGAGCTCATGATCATCTACGTACCTGAAAGCTAAGAACCATGGCATACCAGAAGCTCAACCTCGATACTCTACCGATCGGCACGGTCATTGATGTCATGCACATCGATGACACCGGGTCATACATTGTCACGCTGGGCAAGAAACTCGATAAAAGATGGCACCGTCACGGAGACGGTGCTGTGATCGACGCAGACCAGATCCGCGTGTGGGCCACACGTATCACAATCGTTCGAACCCCGGCATAACAAACACAGAAAGAAAGACACAACCATGCGACTCAGTCACCCTTACGATCGCCAGTACGATCTCGCCACACAGATGAAACAGCTCTCGCGTGACACCGCCGAGATGCTCCTGGAAACGCTCGGGTCCATCCCGCTCGTCGGCAACGACATCTTCAACGATGCGCAGCACATGGTCGAGCTCGACTGGGATGATAAGACGCACACAATCAACATTAGGTTCATCCCGGACTCGGAATCAGGCAACGGAGACCGCACATATCTCACGATGTCTGTCACAGACACAAATAAAAACGGCTTCGACACGAAGACTCTTACTGTGTCTGTGGAGCTAGGACACCTCTACACACAGTACCACACCAGGTACATCCCGACCGGCTGGAACCTCACACTCACCACAACGGCAATCGGTGGCGATCGTACGACGTACCTGGTTGGTGGCCAACCGCGTGACCACATCGATAAGCTCCGCAGGATCAGGATCACCAGGGGCGTCGCCCTTGCTACGATGCGGTCCCTCGCCATCCAGATGGGCATCTCGTTGGCTGCTCAGAATCGCAGACTCGATAGCACCACGATCGGTGAGATGCGTATGCACGGTGTTCCAGAGAGTCAGGAAATGTCCTTCCTGCGTCTCGGCTTAGATCGCATCATTGATCTGATCAGGAACACAGAGTCGACCAATACCACGAACTAACAAGAAAGAGACATCACCTGTATGGAACTTGCACCCAACCCGGAGCGGCTCGACTTCGAAAAGAACATCAACAGCATCAATCGAACCACGTCTACCATGATCTTCGCTGGGGTGACATACATTCAGCCACGTGGAGAAGAGATCTATAAGCTTCTCCACAAGGCAATGTCGCTCGATTGGACGGACACAACGCATACGCTCACTGCGACGTATGTACCTAGCGGAAACGGTGTCACCGAACACACAAAGCTGAACATCCTCGTTCAACTTGCTGAGGAAACATCTGTGGAAGTTACAGTTCACCTTGCACACCTGCATCAAAAGTACATCCACTATGCGCCGATTGGCTGGGAAATCACTATCATCAACGCTAGACAGCTCATTGATGATTTCCACGCTACATGGGGCATCACAGCAGCCATGCTTCGACAGCTGATCATCCAACGTGAAATCGCTAATAACATCGCTAAAGATAAGGCTAAGAACTGCCTTTATCTGGGGCTTTACGATTTCACCAAAAAGAACATGACCCGATCGAGTGAAGAAATTCATGTCAAGTGGGGTGTCAGGCACCTCATCGATGACATCCATCGAGCTTATGATCCAAGCTACCCGGGTCCGCAGCTCGTAATTCAGTTGTAACCACAAGAAAGAAAGGAGTGCCCCTCATCATGAATGGCGCACAGCTTGTTTACCTCCGAGACATCTCAGAGGTTCCATACGATGTCCAAATGGAACTGCGCAGCCTTGCGCTCACAAATATGTTCCCCTCGATGACTGCGCATCTTGCTGCGTCGATGAAGCTGGATGACATGCGTGACGTTATCGAGCAGCTTCCTTACGAGGAACTGCTCGCTCAGTGGAATAGGGCAGAAGCGGACACCCTGTCCAGTTTCTTCAAGGAGACTGCTGCAAACTACACGGATGATCCTAACCAGATTGATCTGTACCAGGGCTACCGGATCAGCGATCTTGGTCAGCTTGATGATCTCGCTTCCAGCTGCCGGGCAATGCTGCACATGCTCGACAACGCGGCATATTCGGACGACGACAAGTATGCCGATGTCATCATATACGCGATCAACATGCATCTGCCGATTCCCTTCGAGATGGTCAAGCAGCTTGATTTCAGGGATTACCGAGCGTTCTTGGAGCGCACAGTGAAGTTCGTTGAGCCGATCCTGAAGCTCGATCGGCTCTATCCCGATCCGATCATGTTCAGGCTCACGTGGTGAGCTGGGGCCATCAC